TGCCCTGCCCTGCCCTGCCCTGCCCTGCCCTGCCCTGCCCTGCCCTGCCCTGCCCGGCCCTAGCCTGTTATTGGTGTCTTATGGTTAATGGTGAAGTCATGACTGGGGACTACAAAGGCTTAACTGGGAATCGGTTAACTATATGATTAAAACAAATAATTAATATATAAGGTTAATCAATAGGTTAGCAATAGTGCCTGTTTTGAGGCGAAATTAACCATATAAGTGTTTGATTTATATGGCTGAATCGCACTTTTTTATTTTGAGATTAATCATATTTATTAATTAATATTATTATAATAAATTAATTTCAAGGTTAAAATTGTAATTATGTTGCGTATATCGTGGTTAAATTGTAATTATGTTGCGTTAATTAATGTTAATTAGTTAACTAAGTTTGTTAAGGCTAACCTTGGACCAGCCTGCGTTAACCATATTTATTAATTAATATTAATTAACGTGATTCCTGTTAACCATATTTGTTAAGGTTAATCAATGAGTTAATTCATGCCGGGTGGAACAAAACGTGAACATTAACCTTGGGCCATGGTGCGTTAACCATATTTATTAATTAATATTAATGAATATTAATATATTAACCATGTTTATTAGGGTTAACGTCCCCCCTCATTAACCAAGTTCGTTAAGGTTAACGGGCGGGGTGGGGTTCCCCCCAGATTCATGGTAGCCTTTAATCCTGGACTATTTTTGACCACGGGGGCACCCCCTACTTAATTATACCTGGATTAAATATTAAACATAAATGCCGCTTTTTCTGGTATTTTTCGCCATTTTTGCAATTCGGAGTTTGACCAAGACGGCAGTAACCTAACCATATTTCTACTTGACTTTGATGGCGAAAGGTGATATGTTGCCGTCATGATAGATGAAAAAGTGGCAGAATACCTGGAGAAAAGTCCGAATCTGTTAGTGCCGTGGTACCTGATTACGTCTTATGCGTACTACGTGTTGGATGAGATGATCATTTCAGACGGGCTTTATGATAGCATTTGCAAGTGGTTACTTGGGGCTCTTCGCGCTGGCAAAGTAGACCACATGCATGCATATTTGTGCAACGAAGAAGCCCTGGCTGCCGGAACGGCCTACCACATCGCGGCTTATGAGTATCCATCGCGAGCGGTAGTCGCCGCGCACCAATTCTCCGATATGGCCATGACGGAAAAACTGATACCATGGTGATAACATGAGCATTATAAAGCGTATATATGGGCGGGATAGCATGCATTCCACATGTTATCTTACGCGGATCAAGCTGACCCCCAAAACGCGGTGGGGCCAGCTATACTTCCATATTTTCCATAGAGCCGATAATGACCGCCACCCACATGATCACCCATACGATTTCTGGACGTTTCCATTGACCACATATTACGAAATGGTGTTCGATCCCATATCAGGTAAATTTTCCTTGAATGAAGTAACCCGCTTCAAGCTGCATTTCAGGCCAGCGGAGTATTCCCACATAATGCTGGGAAATAAGCAGTTCGGTCGCAATATCGACAGCAGTCCTGGGCTTACCCTGGTCTGGCACAAGCCAGTGCGGCGAGACTGGGGTTTTTGGACTGTGTATGCAGCCGACATATATGGTAGATGGAAAGATTTCAAGTGGGTTCCGTGGGACAAGTACCTTTATTCATGAGGATTATGCTATGAAATTTACATTTGAAATTGAGCCATATCCCGGCGAGGCTGCATTATTTGTGGCCGGAGTTACTTTAGAATATAAGCAGCCATCCAAAAAGGGATATTGGGGTTTGCATATAACGTGGTGGTTGCTTAAAAATTGGCGTGATTGGTTGTGGAGTCGCCAGTGGGACGCTGGTTATGAAGACGGCTGGTCCCTCTATGCTACGCGGCTGCTCGGTTTCGAGGTAAGTTGGGAGAGAAGACGGGTATGATAGAAGGTTGGGTCAGGGACGGCACCATAGTAAGTTCGAGTGGCACCGAGATAGACATCCGTTGCGATGAAGACGGTGAGACCTGGATTACCGTAAAAAGCAACGATATTAAAGCTGAAAGAATAGCCGCTTTGGTGCTGGCAGCCCCTAAGATGCTTAAAGCTCTTGAAGAGTTACTACGGGAGGGTCAGGTGCCCGCACCAGGACCGCATTGGCGCTGGCACGATGAGCATTATGCCGCGTTCAGTACAGCACGAGCCTTGGTTCTGGATATGAGTTTGGAATTGGGCAGAAGGCCATGAGTACGGAGAATAAGAGGGGAGTACCCTGGATTGGGGTAGATTTGGATGGAACCCTGGCGCACTATGACGGGTGGAATGATAAAACACATATCGGTCTGCCCATTCAGATCATGGTTGATCGTGTGCAGAGATGGATTTTCATGGGGTATGACGTTCGTATATTCACCGCACGTGTAAGTGAACCGGATGCGGCGGTACGGGAGGCAATTCAAGATTGGTGTTATAAATATATCGGTGTACGTTTACCAGTTACTAATGTGAAAGATTTCGATATGTTGGAACTTTGGGATGACCGGGCTGTGCAGGTGACTAAAAATACAGGAATTCCTGTTGGTGAGTCCACAAGAGGGTTGTCATGATGTCTAGTGCAATTGTTGTTACAATGTTGAATTTTCTCAGTATGTTCCTACTCGGACTTTGGTTTATAGCCATGGTGATTCTTATCTTTTTGATATGGAGAGAACGTCGTGGGTGATATTTCCTCTGCTTTCATAGAATACAGCAGTGGTTTTATCACATTCCCGTCAATACGAGCCTTTGTCATGGCACGATGAGGTTGAATGGCTCATGAGCGTTCATGGGCTTTCCAGAAGGGAAGCCGAGGAAATCGCTAACATCGGACTATCGCGTAAGTAAAGAAAATGATTTTGCTTCCTGGTCGTATCATAGACAAGATAGCTTTTTGCCCAATAACCGGTTGTTGGTTTTGGTTGGGATGGGATAGTGGAAACGGTTATGGAAAGGTCTGGTGGGAAGGCCGTGGGGAGATGGCGCATCGGATCGTATATAGATTGCTGGTGGGATACATACCGGAGGGCCATGTATTGGACCATCTATGCCGTATGCGCCTTTGCTGCAACCCCCATCATTTGGAGCCGGTCACCGTGGCTGAGAATACTCAGCGTGGCACAGCCGTCTTGTTCCCTAAGGCTCTGAATTGACTCGGTAGAGAGTGTAGAGTATTCTTACAAAGTCATCGTCAACTCCTCTTGGCCGAGTTTCTGTGTGATGCAGAAACCGGCCTTTTTATTTTTCAGGTCTTAACAGGGCATGCGTTCTGGGCTGGACAAATACCACAGCCAGTCTTATGGACCACTTCTTTGCCTTTTATAAGTCCATACCCTAGTGCTTCACGAGCATCTATGGCATCTTCGTGAGTGGGATAATATTTATTTTCAAAGACTTCGCCAGATAGATAGTCTTCAACCCACCATATAAAATCAGGCATCTCGTTTCCTATATTCTGACTTCCAAAAGGTGTGATTTTCTGCTTTCTTGACCAGAGCGGTATATGCTTGGTCACGACGGTTTTCCGTTTCATACCGAGTGTAGGTAGACCAGTTGGTCCACCGAAAAAACATCTCCGGGTTACGAATGCTCAGACGATACTCAATTATAAATGGACGACGGCGCTTACCCTTGGGTTTGAGCCTTCGTCCATTGTCTGTTTGATCGTCATAAGCGTTATTTGGGATATAAGTCATGATTCCTATGTCCGTGGGGGCCTGCTTGCTCTCCTGTTAGGAGCTTTTCTAAGGGCAGGACCAACTCCCCCACGGCACATCTTGGAGCGGACGACGAGGATCGAACTCGCGCGCATGGGGTGGAAGCCCATTGCTCTACCTACTGAGCTACATCCGCGTAATGAATTGTGGTTGGTTTTATTAGGAGACCCGGATTATCAGCAATGCCGAGGTCCTCACCTATCCAACGGAAGGGAATCCGCCCGAAGGCCACAAACCTAAAAATTGGAGCGGCTAGAGGGGATTGAACCCTCGACCTTCTGCTTGGCAAGCAGACGCTCTCCCGCTGAGCTACAGCCGCAATTGCAATCCTTGGGATCAGGTGGGCGCTAAATCGTAGCCTGATGCGATAAGGCCCCCTCCATTTATTAATTAATATTAATTAATAAATGGAGCCCAAAGACTGATATAATAATGGAGAACCAGGAGGGAATCGAACCCCCGTAACCCGCTTTGCAGGCGGGAACATAAGCCACTCTGCCACTGGTTCATTTTCACTATATCAGGGCTTGACAAATAAGTCAAGTAGTATATTATAGTTAATGATTGATGACTAAACTTGGGTTTTCACGTGAGGTGGAGACCCCATTGGACGAAGCGATTTCGGGCCTGAAGGAGATATCATGGTAAAGAATACGAATAAAGTTTCACAAAAGCAGTGGCAAAAGTGGAACGCACAACAGCAAGCACTATTCAATGGTGTTTACAAAGACATAATGCAGATCGGTTTCGATCTATTCTTACATCCCGTAACAGTTCAACGCAAACTCTCCGACAAGGAGTTTAGAACTATTGCATGGAATGCGGCTTTTACCGCAGCTACTATGCTGAAGAACTCGTTCACGGATGAAATCCATACTCTTTATAAGGGCGAAGTAATCGCTGTAGATCGCATCCCACGCCGTGCAGCGTAATGGGAGATTTGGTAACTGCGGATATAGTGGATATCCGTCCAGACCGATTCCTCCGAGTAATGCGGGATACCGGTGATTGGTATGAGTCATGCAAACAATCTGGCATGACTTCAGAGGAAGTTAGCATGTTGTGTCAAGATAACCCTAAGTATGATCTGGCGACTATCGAATGCCAACTTGAATACCATGAGGAGCAAATGATTAAAGTAACTGAACAAGCTATAGAAAGGCTTAGGGTAGAACGCACTGAACGGTTTAATGCACTTCGTCAGCAAGCTATGCATGATTTTCATGCAAGGCATAAGGATATAGGATCATGATGGGTTTTCCACAGACGCAGATGGATTCTCGTCATGCCCATTCGAAAGATCAAGCTTGGCGTAGTTATGCAACTGTCTGTTCACGTCCTACTCTGGAAGAAATTCAGGAGTTTAATCGTGAAGCAAATAGGCGGGCTTTGTACGCAATTCAGCGTCGGAAGAAGCAGCGTGCATATTCTGATCGTGTACATCTCAAGATGTTATTCACGGTGAGAGGATTTACCTTGGCTATTCAATACTTCTTGTGGCGTTGGGAAAATCGTCGGTGGAAACATCCTGATCTTCAACAGGTTTGCAGCAAAGACAGCAAATAGTATTCTTAAGGAAAGTTAAGTATGGCCAAGGCCGAAACCATTATAGATAAGAAAATTGTTGCTGAAGATGCTATAGGCAATGAAATGGCATGGCTGTTGATAAGAGATGACGATACTATGGATTCTGCCTGGAAGGCACGTGTAACATACGCCAACGGGAAAAGAGAGTGGCCGGTTTGGATGCCGCTACCCGGTAGTCAATATACTTTCTTGGAATGCCCAATTTTTGAAGCTATGTATGAGGGCACTCGTGGGCCTGGGAAACGCGTAGGAAATCAAGAACTTATCCTCACAAACTCTGGCTGGAAGCAAGTCGGCGATGTGACGATGCGAGACAGGCTTGTGGCGCCTGATGGCACCTACACAAAGATCAAGGGTATCTATCCGCACGAATCGGGTACAATGTATTGCATGACATTTGACGATGGTGCATCTATTGAGTGCGACGGGGACCACCTTTGGACTGTCCGCAGTGCCAAGAATTCAGCCCGTGACGGCTGGTTGGTCCGGGACACCAATCAGCTTATCGAATTGCTCAAGCAGTCTGAAGGCAAGAACCGGAGTGAGAAGAATTCCTGGTATATTCCGACGATGAGTGCCCCTGCTCCTGGAAATGATTGGACTGGTTTTGATCCATATGCTATTGGTCTCTTGCTCGGTGATGGAACGACAGGTGGTAAGCTCATGACCCTGTACACCTGTGATGACTGGATCAGGGACTATATGGTCGAAAAGCACGATTGGTTGGCCTACGACTATCGCCCAAAGCAGAATGCTATGATGGTTCAGTCTCGCTGTGGTGTTTCCGATGAATGGAAGGATGCTGTAGGGAGGCACAAGGGCGCAGACAAGAGGATTCCGACCGGTCTTCTTGAAGCCGATCCTGCCGCACGGTTGGCTTGTCTTCAGGGTTTGATGGACTCTGATGGGTCTATCGACAAAGAAGGGCGTTGCTCTCTCACTTCGATCTCCAGGCATCTGGCGGAGGGAGTTCAGTATATCGTCCGTTCGCTTGGGGGTAAGAGCACGGTATCCTGGGATGACCGGGAGCCCACTGAAAAGGGTGGGCAGGCTGGACGCTGGCGGGTTCGCATTATGCACTGCAACAAGTTCAATCCTTTCAGGCTGCCTCGTAAGGCAGAACGTGTTAAGCTCATGAAGGGTGTGGACCGTCGCATCGTATCCATCAATCCTGTGGAAGACGGACCCGCAACTTGTTTTGAAGTGGAACATCCATCTCGTTTGTTCGTCTGCCAGGACTTCATCGTAACGCACAACACATTGACTCTAATTATGGATTTTGCTAAGGACGTGGGTAAAGGCTACGGGAAAGCATGGCGTGGTATAATGTTTCGACAAAAGCTAGGAGACCTTGACGACGTTATCCGTAAAATTGAAGAGTGGATGCCAAAATTATATCCCGGTTTTCGATTTCGAAAGTCAAAAGCCGATTATTCCGCTGTCTGGCCAACCGGTGAGGAACTATTGTTGCGCCACATGGAGGACGAGCGGGTTTACGGCGAGTACCATGGGCATGAATATCCGTGGATTGGCTGGGAGGAGTTGACCCAATGGGCGACAGACAGTGCATACAAACTAATGATGTCATGCTGTCGTCCTCCAGCCCCTGGTATTCCATGCCGTATTAGAGCAACAACAAACCCTTTTGGCCCAGGACATAATTGGGTAAAACGTAGGTTCCAGTTACCGCAGATGCGTGGTAAGGTTATCCGAAAAGCGGGTGAACTACCCCGAGTGGCTATCCACGGTACTTTATCTGAGAATTTCATATTATTGCATGATATACCGAATTACCCATTGCAAGTACGGGAGGCCGCTACAAGCCCGGCGCAGGCCCTAGCATGGCTTGAGGGACGATGGGATATTACGGCTGGCGGCATGATAGATGATCTATGGGATTTGTTATATCATATGTTACCGTCTATTCCAGTGGATAAAATACCCTCGGGTTGGGTTATGACGCGTGCGTATGACCACGGGCAAAGTAGTCCTTTTTCAGTGGGTTGGTTCTTGGAAAGTAATGGAGAACCTATTGTAATAGAAGGCCGCTTGATAGGAAACGTTAGAGGTGATATAATACTGTGGCAAGAGTGGTACGGAACTACGGGTGAAGTGAATAGTGGTGTTCGCCTTCCTGCTCGAAAGATAGCCGCAGGTATATATGACCGAGAGGTTGAATGGGGCTTGCGAAATCCGGTACATGGGCGTTCTAGAGTATATCCTGGTCCCGCAGATACGGAAATCTTCAATAAGATATCCGATAGAGACGGGCGGTGTCCTGCGGATGACATGGAAGATGAAGGTGTCGATTGGGAAAGAGCCGACAAATCTTCCGGTTCTAGAAAGCGTGGATGGGAGATGCTGCGGACTAAATTGTCCAATGCCATTCCGAATCCGGATGGAACCCGTGAAGAGCCTGGATTTTTTGTAACAAAAGATTGTTTTTGGTGGCTAGAATTGTGTCCACCTATGCCACGGGATGATAAAGATATGGATGAGGTTCCATCAAATTACGAAGATCACGCGGCTGATATGACGAGGTATAGGCTCAATTGGGAGCTACCCGGTATGACTCGGCGGTCCTTCTGATGATTTGTGGGCTTTATATGCTTAGGTTTCCTGATGGTTCTGAATATATTGGAATCAGGTATGATACGTTGACGCTGGCAGCGAAAGCGCATGATACTAGTGTAGGATGTGTTCCTAATCGCGCGCTTAGCCGTCATTGGCCGAATTGGAGTTTTTAGCGATGCCTCTTTTTCTTTTGACACATAGCACCAATAAGTCCGGAGATACTTTTGTCAATGGTATTGGTTCTGCTTTAGTTGAGGCGGTTAACGAGGCAGATGCTTACATTGAAGCACAAGCTCTTTCTTCTAAATTCCACAAAAATTATTGGCTAAATGCGGATGTTTTACAAATAACGTCAGAAGAAAGTGATTTTACTGGAGCATTGATTGGCCGTGCTTCTTCAGTAGGAACTCTATCGCAAGCTATAGGTGGGCTTGGTGTTCTTGAATCTATTATAGATTTGAATGGACCTGTTTTTGGATTTGATTATTCTGATAATTTTACCGAAGGTGGTCCTGCTGTTTTAGCAGTAGCTGCTTCAGCAACTATAACAGGACCTATGGGTCTGACACTTAGTGAAATAACTGTAGAAATAACTAACCTTCAGGATGCTGGTGAAGAGATTTTAGATGCTGATGTAGGTGCCACAGGGATCACAAAGGATTACGTAGCACCCACTCTCACATTAACTGGTCCAGCCACCCTAGCGGAGTTTCAGGAGGTCCTGCGCACCGTGACCTATGAGAACACATCCGATGCTCCGACTGTTGGTATCAGGAGCATCCAATTTGCGGGCAGCGTCACGGCAGCGGTCAGCAATATGCCAGTGGCGTCCATAACTGTGATCCCAGTGAACGACGCTCCGGTGATCGACCTGAATGGTGCGGGTGGAGGGGCTGACTTCGCCGCCGACTTTACCGAGGGCGGTCCTGCGGTCTCCATAGTAGACGCTACCGCGACCCTTACCGATGCCGACAGCACTACCCTGACTTCGTTGACTGTTACACTAACCGGGCTTGTGGATACCGGGGAGGAAGTCCTGGATGCTAACGTAGGCGCCACCGGCATTACCAAGTCATATGTAGCTCCGACGCTCACCCTAACGGGTCCGGCGTCCGTGGCTGACTTCCAGCAGGTGCTGCGCACCGTCACCTACGAGAACACCATGACCACGCCTACCGAGGGTGACAGGACCATCAAGTTCTCCGCCACCGACGGCACGAATGCCAGCAACATGCCACAGACCGTCGTCACGGTTATCGCACTTCCAACGGGTCCCGGGGAAGTCGTGGTAAACGCCGTGAACTTCGACGGCACGAACGACTACCTGATCAGGGGTGGTGCACTTACAGGCGCCGCATCCGGTAAGGAGATGAGTTGTTCATTCTGGCTGAAGTCTGGGGTGGACGGCGGGGCCCAGCACACGTATCAGGGCGCCGACGACCCAGGTGCTGGTGGTAATATAAACCCGATAACCAGGCAGGTCAACAACAAGCTGAACACGACATGGGTGACGTCCGGTGGTACGGCTGTCTGGCTAGCGACCACGGACGAGGCTATACTGGTAGCCGACGGTTGGGTAAACGTGCTGGTCTCGGTCAACTCTGCGACAGGCGCACGGTCCATATACCTGAACGACATGCCTGCCACCCTCGGCTCGGACACCTTCGTGGCTGACGCACTGATTGATTGGGACACTGTCACGAACTGGGCTATTGGTGCTCAAGCCAGCGGCTTTGCCAGCAAGTTCAATGGGGATATGGCGGAGTTCTGGCTCGACGACAACTTCATAGACTTCACGGTCGAGGCCAACCGCCGCAAGTTCATCTCGATCGGCGGCAAGCCGGTGGAGCTGGGTGCGAACGGCCAGGACCCGCTTGGCGCGGCCCCGCTAGTATACTTCTCAGGCCCAACGGTCGACTGGCACACGAACAAGGGCTCCGGCGGCGGCTTCACCGAGAACGGTGCCCTTACCGACGCAACAACCAGCCCGAGTGATTAATCATGATGAAAATTAATAGAAAAAATGTTGATATATGCTGGCTTTATCTGGACGCAGTACACCCAGAATATAATAATATTTTACAGAAACTAAAGACGGTTCATCAGGCTAAAGATCGCGTATTGAGTGTTAATATTGATAAAACAAATTCGTATTCTTTAGTTAAGTTGCTTGGTACTATGCCTGTTTTAACTTCTGAAGAGTTGTCAGCCGTGTTACGTGTATTTACCTATTTGGACCATTCTGAGGCTATTAGTATGGTTACAAATTTCAACTGGCGTGAAGAAGAAAGCGAATAATGGCACATTTGAAGACACGCGATAAGGACCCAAAGAATCCATCCACAACATCATTTGAATGGGATTCCATGATTGGGACATGGGCGATGATAAACACATTGCTCGGTGGTACAGCGTCTATGCGTGAAGCTGGCTCAGATTATTTGCCTCAGCATACAGAAGAGAGTGACGGAAACTATAACGAGCGTTTATATGTTAATATTCTATTTAACGCTATGGAAATAACACTAGATCACTTTGTTGGACGGCCATTTAGCGATCCAGTACGCTTAAATAGTGATGTGCCTGAGGTTATTGCTGATCAAGCTAAAAATATTGATCTTCAGGGCAACAATATTACCAATTTCTGTCGCGAATGGTTCCGTCAGGGTATATCGAAAGGTTTCTGCCACGTATTAGTTGATATGCCAGCTTTGTCCCAGGAAGCACGCATAGGACGTACACGTGCCGATGACTTACAAGAGGGTCGTCGTCCATTCTGGCAGTTGATACGGCCAGAAAATATGATTTTTGCGGAAGCGCAAGTCGTTGTTGATCCAAAATCTGGTGAACTACGAGAGAATTTTACCCATGTTCGGCTTCATGAAGTGGTTGTTGAGCGGGTGGGCTTTGCCCAAGTGGTTCGTGAACGTATTCGTGTGCTGGAACCTGGATTTTATGAAGTATTTGAGAAGCGTAAGGTCAGGGGCCGTAAAGAAACATGGGTTTCAATTGAGAGTGGCGAAACAGGTATAGACTTTGTTCCAATTGTAACGTATTATGCACATCGTGACGGCTTTTTGCTAACAAAACCACCATTGGAAGACCTTGCTCATTTGAATATCCGGCATTGGCAAAGCATGAGCGACCAGATAAATATTTTGACAGTTGTGCGCTTCCCTATGCTTGCGGTAGCCGGTGCTACTGACCAATCTGGACAGACCATGCGCATTGGGCCACGCCAGTTACTTGCTACAAAAGACCCTAATGGGCGGTTCTACTACATAGAGCATCAAGGTAAAGCCATTGATAGTGGATGGAAGGAACTGGAGAAGTTAGAGCAAAGTATGGAATCGTACGGCGCTGCCTTCTTACGTAAAGAGCCCGGCAATACCACTGCAACCGGTCGAGCCCTGGATAGCGCCGAAAGTGTAACATCACTTCAGGATATGACAGTACGTTTTATAGATACAGTGAATAACGCTTTAGATATTCATGCGTATTGGTTGGGACAGAAAGACGGCGGTACTGTGACCATAACTACTGACTTTGGCCCTGAGGAAGTTACGAAAGAAGATGCTGGTATCCTAAGGGAATTGAGAAAAGGTCGCGATATCAGCCGAATTGCCTTTATTAAGGAGGCTCAGCGGCGTGGAGTTGTATCTGAAGAATATGATGCAGAAGCTGATTTCTTGCTTATGCAGGAAGAGGATAAGGTTCTTAAACCGCTTCAACCTCAAATTCCGGGTACTTTTGATCCTACGTTAGGTCCGCAGTCCAATGCTCCTGTGAAAGATAGGGCTGTGACGGAACCGAAACCTAGAGCGGAGGATGACTAGATGGATATATTCTCATTGTTAATGGGTGCAAAGGTTGTGGATTTAGATGGTGCCGAGTATAATGAAGTTGTAGAGTTTTATTACACAAATGGACGGCTTACCCTTGTTCTTGGGGTTGACTACGAAGAAGATGATGACGACCCAGACAAGGAGAAAATTTCACCGCCAACAATAAACGAAAATATAATGGCGCTTTCACGTAGTAAGAAGGTAAAATAGTGGCACGAGGTATCACACGTACTGAGTTATCTAAAAAGAAGCGTAGATTGTTTCTTGATATCTTATCTAAAACTGGGCAGGTTACTGAAGCTGCGCGGGCAGTTGGTTATACATCCACACAATACCTTCACTTGTTACGCCGTAATGACGAGGAATTTGCCGAACAATGGGCTCTTGCTGTCGAGGGAGCTAAAGATGTACTTGAAGCGGAGGCTGTTCGTCGCGCACATGAGGGTGTTTTGGAACCGGATTATTACAAAGGATCGGTAGTTGGGTATACGCCAAAATACAGTGATACTTTATTGATGTTTGTACTAAAGAAGCTTGATCCAGCTTATCGTGATACGGGACGCAGTGGCGACGTTAATGTAAATTTCGGTGTGGCGATCATGCCGATGCAAGCCAAAGATGATAATGCTTGGGAAGCCCGTGCGATTGAGATGCACAGCAACCAGAAAATTATTACTTTGGAAGAAAAGCCCAAAGAAAATCATATGATTCGGGCAAGTATTACTAGAGGTGATTAAGATGACTAGTGTTTTGAAAGGATGCCGTTATGTGCCTGGGTGGGAAAGAACATTTTTACAGGCGCTAGAGAACGGTTACAGCGAAAGAACAGCGGCAAGTGCTGCTGGCATAGGTACTGGTAATATAAAAGATCGGTGTGATAAAGACCCGGTATTCAAAGAACGATACGAGTTTGCTCTTGCTAACAAAAGACCAAGGCCAATCGGGGGTGGACTTTTTTAGACAAGGAATAAAAATGTGGATGCTGTAGGTTTGATCAAAGTCTTAATGTTGGTGGGACTTTTTACCCATGGACATATAGTAGGCAAACGATCATATGTGGTTACTATACTACAATGTCGCATGGTTCAACAAAATGCTGAAGATTATAACAACAGATTTCAGCTTTTTTGGGCTAAAGACAATAAGGATTTGAAGGTATTGTGCCTTGAATATCCCGGTAACCAAGAAGCATAGGAGTCTATGACGATGCTCAAGAATCTTCTTATATACCGATTTAGTTTATTCAACGGAGCCGCTGGTGCTTTGTTAGGGTATCTATCTTTCAAAGGATATGTAGTTGCGGCTTTTGCCGCTGATCCAACGGGAATTACAGCACTGATATGCTTATTGTTTGCTATGCTCTTAGGTTCCACCACGTATCGTGTGTGGAAAACTGCTAAAGCACTAAATGTAGTAAAAACTGGTAAATGTATTGATCCTAGTAAGCATAGTAAGCGTCTAGCAAAGATAGCACATATAAACGATGGTGCTGCTTGGCTAGCATACCTTGGACTTATTGGTACAGTGGTTGGATTTATCATATCTCTAAGCGGTGTCGATATCGGTGCTCTATCCACGGCTCAAGGTGTACAGGCCATGATCCCTTCGCTAATGAATGGTATGAAGATAGCGCTTTACACTACTTTGTCAGGGTCTTTCTTCGGTATCTGGACAGAATTCAATTATAGGATGCTACATACCGCAACTCACTGCTTAGTGGAGGACGAAAAGATGGTGATTTGCAATGAATAGAACGACTTTTAGAGATTTACTTATGATTATGCTGCTCGGTTTTGTGTTCATGATCATTGCCATGATCCCTCATCTAAATCCACCAGCAACTGATGATAAGGCGGTACCACCGGGTAATGTGATTGCCGCTATTGAATGGCCCCCCGGAGATACGGATGTCGATCTGTGGGTCATGGGACCGGGCGAGGTACACCCCGTTGGATACTCTAATAAGGGTGGCCTTCTATGGAACCTTTTACGAGATGATCTAGGATCGAGCCCAGATGCGACAGATTCCAACTATGAGAATTCGTATACACGTGGTATCACGCCGGGTGAATATATAATCAATGTTCATTGCTATCGTTGCCCAATTCTCCCTGTACCAGTTAATGTGGAGATAAGTATAAATAGCGGTGATAATAGTAAGGGGTCTATTAAGGTCATAGCTACTACTCGCGTTGTTCTTCATCAGAATAAAGAAGAAGCTACCGCTATACGATTTAAGCTTACGAAAAAGGGTGAGTTAGTATCGGGTACTGTAAATCATGTATTTAGACAGTTAAGAGCAGCAAACAAAAATATGGATAGCCACCCATGATATTTGAATCATTAGCTCTGATAGGTGTGGTCGGTGTAGCCCTTTTAGCCACTGCCACAATTTGGTCCCGTAAGAACACCTGGATACGTGGTGCGGCAGTTGCAGCATTTTTTGCTTTGACACCCATTATAGGGGGTGCATCCATATTTGCGTTGAGTCATCCGGCTCCATATATACCTGGAATTCTTACACCAGGAGGAGAGCACTCAGTATTGGAAGTCAAACTGGTTCAAGATGAAGCTATATACATTTTACTGGATTTTGGTATAAGCCATCCAAGATACTTTGCACTTCCTTGGAATAATCTTTTGGCCAATGAGTTGCAGGACCTTATGGATCAGCAGAGAAGAGGAGATATTCCGGGATTTGATATGGTTATTCCATATGAATTTTCGTGGGATGGGCACCCTCCGCAATTTCACCCAAAACCCCAGCCAATTGTACCGATCCCTAAGCGTCGGAACGATAATCCCCTACGTTATGAGAGGGGTGCCTAAGCCAAACTTGACAAGCAAGGCAAGTATGGTACTTTTATAACCGTGTACGGCGTGAGGCTGTACTATAGATATGGCGAGATGCCGTAATACAAAGGAGTAGAAACGATGGATTTTGATTTCGAAAAGAACTCAACAGTGGATAGCCTTGATGTGGTACCAGAGAAATACCGTGAGCTATTTACTGAAGGCGATGAGGGTAAGTTTGTTGTAGCAGGTCATGCCAAAGGTATTGTGGCAGACTACATTGGCACAGCAAAAGCTTTAGCCGGTGCTCGCCAGGAGAAGAAAAAGGCTAGTGATGAGAGTGCATCGCGTAGACTTAACCTGAAAGCTGTAGAAGATTTTGCTACGTCACTGGGTTTGGAGGTAGGTGAGGCCGGTGTTACATTGGCACTTGAGTCTTTTGTTAAAGACCTTCAGGATCAGGTTAAGGGTGGTAAACAGATCAAGATAGACCTGGACAAGATTAAGGCTGAGTTCGATAAACGCTTGAGTGAGACTGTTGCTACCAAGGATAAACAGATTGGGGAACGTGATTCAGCCTTGGCAAAGCACCTTATCTCTAACGTAGCTACCGGTGCATTGGCAAAGCATAAAGGGTCTGTAGACTTGCTTCTTCCACATGTACAATCTCAGGCTGAAGTTGTTCGAGATGATGAGGGGACTTATAGCGTTCGCGTAAAGGATGCAGATGGTTCTCATCGTATGAACGGCTCCGGTGGTTGGATGGGTGTTGATGAGCTAGTTGCGGAGATGAAGACAAAAGAGGCATTTGCCCGCGCATTTGAGAGTGAAGTGGCAGGTGGTACGGGTTCCAGACCGGGTTCAATGCGTAGAGAAGCCCCTAGACAAGCAAATCGCGAACTTTCAGCAATAGAGAAAATTAGCGCTGGTCTAAAGAAGGGTCAACACCAGTCAGGGCGGGGGTCAGCGGCTCGCTAAGAGCCACTCTATTGCCCAAACTTGACAAAGTGCATTTTCTTGTAGAGAATGCTTAATGAGATTTCGGCGTGACCCATTTTAGGTGAGATACCTATACGGAAATCACGAGGTACAGGTGACGAGAGGTTACCCCTCATGCCGGTTAACAATGTTCAACACGGACATAATAGGAGGATGTATCCATGAGTTCCGTAACCCTGGCCGAAAGTGCCAAACTCGCACAGGACGAGTTGGTTGCTGGTGTGATCGAGTCGATTGTCACTGTCAACCGTATGTTTGAGATTCTTCCGTTCGATGGTATCGACGGCAACGCTCTTAAGTACAATCGTGAGTCTGCCCTTGGCCCAGTAGCAACTGTTGGTGTCGGTGACACTGATGGTGTGATTGGTTCAAGTGCTGCTGCTGGTTCCAACCTAGCGGAACGTCAGGCAGCTAAGAATGCAGCGACATTCACCGAAGTAACAGCATCTCTGACCACAATCATGGGTGACGCTGAGGTGAACGGCCTTATACAGGCAACCCGTTCTTCGGACGGTAACGACCAGACCGAGGTGCAGATTGCATCCAAGGCGAAGTCTGCTGGCCGTAAGTATCAGGACATGTTGATCAATGGTGATGGTACCAATGAGACCTTCCCAGGTCTTCTTGCGCTTGTTCCAGGCAGTCAGACTGTAGCTGCTGTGGGTGCTGGCGGTGATCCACTATCCTTCGAGGTAATGGATGCTGTTATGGACCTTGTTATCGACAAGGACGGTCAGGTAGACTATCTAGCCATGAATCAGCGGACTATTCGTTCTTGGAAGTCCCTGCTCCGTGGTCTAGGCGGTGCCTCTATCAACGAGGTTATCGAACTGCCATCCGGCGCAATGGTTCCTGCGTACAGTGGCGTTCCAATGTTCCGTAATGACTATATTCCAACCAACCAGACAACTGGTGGTAACAACACAACTACAACCTTCTTCGCAGGTACGCTTGACGAGGGTGGACGCCAGCACGGTATTGCTGGATTGACAGCATCTCAGGCTGCTGGTTTAAGTGTGGTTGATGTGGGTGAGTCCGAGACGAAGGACGAGCGCATCTGGCGTGTGAAGTGGTACAGCGGTCTGGCATTGTTCTCTGAACTTGGTCTGGCAGCAGCCTCCGGAATCACCAACTAAGTATGGGTTATAGATGGGGCTAGTTTAGGCTAGCCCCACTACCCACTCGGTTAACTTTTTAGGAGGATTGTAACATGCCTGCATATCTAGTAGAACTACCGGAACATCGCCGGGTTAATGATGCCAATGCATTAGTGATATTCGCTGCTAATGAGGCGGGTGCTCGTTCTGCTGCGGCTGGTCGCTTCGATGGTGATGCTGCTGCTCTTTGGAACACTGTTGCTACAGTAACTGAAGTTGTGGCTGGCACCACGTTAGCTCATGCTGGTCATGACAATTGGTCTGCGTATGCCAGAATTTCTGGTGCCGCTGCTCAAGTTCAAGACCCAATTGTAGTAACAGCAGATGGTAAGAGCCGCAATCAAGCCGCAGGTCGGCTTGGTGCAGTTCGTAAACACTTGAATGGAGCCCTAAATGACGGTGGCACGGCTACTTACATTGTGGACGAAATTCTTACTGCCGCTGGAGGTACATTTACTCGTGCGGCTACCTTCCGAGTTACTACAGTAAATACTGGTGTCATTACGGGCTTAGAGTTAGTGGACCCTGGTGAGTACAGCGTTCTACCTGCTACAATGACCGCTAATCCGGTAACTGGTGGCAGTGGAACAGACGCCTTGGTTGATTTGTCTGAGTTTGCAGAAAATAGCTACGAAGCTATCCTGGCACAAGTACTTACAGGTCTTTTGGCCCAGGGTGAACTGGCAGGAGCAGAACTTGATTTATCTGAAGCTGCTTCTGGGGCTCGACTACTTACTGTGGCGGCTATTGGTGATGGTGTCGGTGATGCCACTCTGGAATTTGAGATTCGACAGAATGGTACCGCTTTTGCTCCTCTTGTAAGCACGATTGTAGATGAGGGTATCGCGGGAGCCGTATTGACGGTTGCTATTCCAGCATCTCCGATTGCTCCTCCAAGAACTGTAGCGCTCAAGTCGTAAATTTGGTAGGGGGCCATAAGAGCCCCCACCATTCTTTTCTAGGATATGATGATGTCTCAAGTAATGCAATACGAGTTTAGGTTGTTTGGTGGCCGAGCTAATAAAACACTAGTAATCAATGGACACAAATTTGTCCAAGGAATTTGCCGTAAGGTGGTAGCACCAATACAAGCGGCTACCCTAATTAAGGTTTTAGGTTACTATGGCGCATATGCCAAGGGAACGCCACAATACGATAAAGCACTGGAGGCGGAAAATGGCGGAAGTAAGGTTCGCAAGGATGCCGAACGTAGGGCGGCAGAAACTGTACAAGGTGACAGAGGACCGGTTGGGTCCGAGCTTACCGGTTTATCCGCAGACGATAGGGTCGGAACAGTTGAAAATTCGTCCGTTGGCGCCGGGAGTGGCGCCCTTGGGGGTGGACTCCAGGACACCGGGATCATTAAGTTCGAGGAATCGGCTAATATCCCGAAGCCGTCTGAGCCGCAATCCGTAGCAAGTGACGATGTTAAAAGAGCTATTCTGAAGCTAGACCCAGAAAATGATGGTCACTGGGTTAACACTGGAGCGTATAAGGGTAAGCCTAAATTAGCTGCGGTTGAAGAGGCTTTCGGTCGGGCTGGACTGACTCGTAAAGATTTGGAGGCAGCCCTCCCAAATTGGTCACGGGATAACGCTCTGGAGACCGCACTAGAGGGTTAGTCACCAACTTGCACTAACATGGGTTGTCATGTACACTGGTGACATAATACGATATTCAACAAAGGAGTTATGAGTAATGGCTGAAGCATTATTTTTGGTACGTCGTACATCACAAGGTGTAAATGACGACAGAAACAGAGTCCGTGAGGTCCTAGTAAATAATGATGATGGTGACGCAGATGCCGTTATCATGCAAAATGTTGTTGATCTATTGAACGTAGCACACCCGGCAGGCGGTGAGGCTGTTTATCCGGTAGGTTACTTCGATACTGTTGAAGTGGTAGCAGTTTCATCTGGTCCGCTATCTACAGATGGCGATTTTATCGCGTATTCACCTCGCGTAGCGGCTGTGGTAACTTAATCTAAGGAGATTATACAATGGCTGGTGGAGCATATGGTACTGTTGTGAATTCTGGTCGGGCGCATATGGCGTCCGGCAAGATGTCCCGTCGTGGCCCCGGAAAGCACAAGATTCAGTCCTCGCGCGTTTCTAAGCCTAATCCTGCTGGTGAGGTGCGCTCTATGGCTGGGTCTATAAAAGGCCCTGATAAGGGAGCAGGCGGTCGGTAACGGCTCCTGATCGGGAGTTATGCCAACCATTATTGCCACTCCAAGTGCAGATAATGCGAATGCTTATGCTGACCTCGCTTTCGTTGATACACATCATTTAGATCGCGGTAATACAGCCTGGGCTACTTTTATTCAGGCTGACCGCGAATCTGCTATAATTCGTGCAACCGATTACATAGACAAGCGATTTGGTAAGAAATTTCGTGGTATTCGACAAACAAAAGGTCAGTCACTTGAATGGCCTCGTCTAGACGCATTTGACGACGACGGATATCTACTTTCCGGCGTTGATGAAATCCCTCGTAATTTGCAAAAAGCCTCAGCAGAGTACGCATTGCGTGCTTTGATATACATGACATTGGCTCCAGACCCATCATTGCCCGTTCCCGCACAGGATATGACCGATCCAACATTCACACGTGAAACTGATGTGATTACAGGAGAGGTTACTCGTAAAAGAGATAAGGTTGGGCCTCTTGAGGAGGAGCGTTGGTACGAGACTCGTGCCCAGGTTATTGCCCGTAGATTAGCCGCTGGTAGTCGATCACTTCAGTCTACATTACTTAATGACTTCAATATCCCCGAGTATCCCGAAGCTGATCTATGGATAGAGGAGTTGATTCGGTCTTCTATGAATATTCGGCTGGCAAGAGGCGATTAGCTAATGGCCCTTAACTACCCACAATTTCAACTTCTGGCAGAACGTCTTATAAACGAGAATGGCAGGTCCTTGGTTCTTATACGAAAAGATCAGGGTAACCCTGTTGATCCGTTAAAGCCATGGCGATCAAGTGACGATACGGACGAAATATCTTTTTCGGTGGTGGGGGTTTTCATAGACTTTGATAAGGAAGATGTTGACGGCACTATAGTAAAACGAGGGGATAAACGAGTTCTTATATCAGCCAAGGATATAGACGATGAGGCGCCAGCTAACCCCAATATAGAAGATTACGACATTATAACGGATGGTTCTATAAATTGGCGAATAATGAATTCAAACATTATAGAGCCGGGAAATCTACGTATAATGTACGATTTACATGCGAGACATTAGTACATGCCCATTGATACTATTCAAGAGGCTAGGGATGAGATTTTAGAGCATTTCACCACTGCGTGGAATGCCCAGGCGAGCCCCCCTATTTTACTGTATGATGACAAGCCCAGGGATTTGCCTAACACAGCATCTTATGCTAGGGTGACTGTACAACATGGCTTTTTTAGCCAAAAGACGATTGGGGGCAAGAAGGCCCTAGGCGGATGCGGCCAGAGATTTAGACGTACTGGTGTTGTAACTGTCCAGATTTTCACACCTTTTGGCGATGGTTTGACAATTGCTGATCCTCTGATAGACTTAGTTCTGGACACTTTTGAAGGAGAAAGTACTGGTTCGGACAGGATCGAGTTCCGCAATGTGACCGCAAATGAGGTTGGTAATGACGGTACATGGTACCAGACAAACATCGTTGCTGACTTCGATTATGACCGAATTAAGTAAGACGGAGGACAACTTACATGGTATGCGTATCCCAAAAGATTGATTCTAATGTTACCGGCCTTCGGTACCAGGAAGAGGAATGTATTGGTGAGCCCAATACAGCCAATCCGTGGGTTCCGATGGAGCCAAACAGCTACGATAACTTTGGTGGTGAATTCACTACGGTTGCCCGTAATCCTATTAATGCAAGCCGTCAACGCCAAAAGGGTGTTCTGGTGGATTTGGACGCGGCTGGAGGCCTTCAGTCTGATTTGACCCAGGATAACCTTCAGGACATACTTCAGGGGTTTTTCTTTGCGGACTTACGGCGTAAGGCTGATGTTGGTTTTGACAGGCAACCTCGACGTGCGGGTAACTTCGGCCAGTACGAAGACTACCTTATCACTGATATAGACACAACCGCTGATACTATAACGGTAGATAGCCGAGTGGCTGTATCCGCTGCGGTTGTGGTGGGGGGCACGGGTTATGCAGTGGGTGATGTTGTTCAAGTAACGGATGCTAATGCCACAGTGAACGCTAGGTTTATTGTAACCGGTGTAACTGGCGGTGTAGTTGATACAGTTGCTTTGGTGCTAACCGGATTTACCGGTGGACTAGAAGGTCGTACTCACACGGATACTGGTGTGGGCGCTGCTACAACTGTGATAAGTGGTAGTGGTGATGCCGCACTGACGTTAACATTAACATATGGAAACGGCATTACTTGGCAGGCTGGCAATCTACTGTGGCTTGCTGGCAATAACGATGCTGCTAATGATGGTTTGAAGTCTGTTGCTTCGGTATCAGATAACGAGATTACTACTAATGAGAACCTAGTTACCGATGCTACACCGGCTGCCACTGCAACCATGAGCACTGTTGGTGTTCAGGCTACAGGTGGAGACTTGGATGTAGATGCAGCCGGTGTTCTTCCCGCACTTACTAGCACCACTCTTAACTTCATGACATTGGGTCTAATTCCTGGTGAATGGATTTTCATAGGTGGTGACCTAGCTGCCGAGGCATTTACTAATGTAGATGGTCTAGGCAACGAAGTAAATAACGGCCTCGTACGTATTTTCTCTATTGCGGCTAATCGTCTAGAATTTGATAAGACAACTTATACTATGACAACTGAAGCCTCTACAACTGAGACGGTTCGACTTTGGTTCGGTCGTGTTCTAAAGAATGAGGCTGATCCTACTTTGCAAATTCGTCGCACCTATCAGTTGGAGCGTACGCTTGGCACGCCGGACGTAACCCTGCCTAACGAAATTCAGGCAGAGTACCTTACTGGTTGGACACCGAATGAAATAACGTTTAATTTTGCTACTGCTGATAAGATCACAGTGGATTTGAGCGGTATTGCTACAGATGTTGATACCGTAGATGGTCCTACCCCGCTAAAGGCGGGTTCTCGTCCAGACTTAGTATCCGGTGATGCCTTCAACACTTCAAATGATATAGCTCGGTTGAAGCTATCGGTTCTTGATCGTACCCTAGGGTCTTCACCTTCAGCCTTGTTTGCTTTCTTAACTGAGTTCACAGTGAACATCAACAATAACATAAGTCCAAACAAGGCTATCTCAGTACTTGGTGCTTTTGATGTTACTGCTGGCCAGTTCAATGTAGAAGGCGCAATGACTGCATACTTTGCAAATATTGCGGCTGTATCATCTATTCGTAATAACGATGATATTACACTTGATTTTGCCATGGTGAAGGGGGCTACAGGCCAGAAGGTTGGTGTTCTGGGTGATATTCCTCTGATCACTTTGGGTGACGGACGGCTTAATGTCGAACAAGATTCTGCCATCACTTTGCCATTGAACATCCCTGCCGGTGCAGATAGAGTATTCAACCATACGGCTTTGATGGTTTTCTTTGATCATTTACCAAATCGCGCTGATGCATAATGGATAGGGGAGAACAACTTCCCGTTCCATTTTTCTTTCTAAGTGCATGCTGGTAATGTTTATAGCTGTACATATATCCCCTCGCTTCTTATAGAACAACCTTTGTTCATAATAGAGTAAGATTCTGGTCCCTTATCGGCTAGGACTGGAATGACTCGCTGAAAAGCGGGTGAGATACCTTTGCCGAATAAATCAAACAAGGAGATGTGACCGATGACAGATATGTATGCAATGTTCGAGACTGATAAAACTATAGAGAAGGCTGGTTTCTGGTATGCTTTTAGTAAAAGTACTCGTTACCTATTGGCACGTGCTGGCGGATCAAACATACGTTTCGCCAAGGTATTAGAAGCTAAAACTCGTCCACATCGTCGTCAGCTTGACGATAACAGTATGGACACTGATTTAGCAAATAGCCTGCTGATAGAAGCTTTTGTTGATGCAGTATTACTAGATTGGGAAGGTGTTACAGGCAAAGACAGACAACCTTTAGAGTATAGCAAGGCGAATGCCGTAAAGCTACTTACAGACTTGCCTGATTTGTTTACAGAACTTCGTACTGAGGCTACTCGCTTAGCAAACTTTCTGGTTAAACAAGTTGAGGATGACTCGGGAAACTAATAGCTGTCCTGTTGTATGAGTTACAGCAGGGCGCTAACGAGGCGAAGATCGTAGAGCAGGCTAAGAAGCTAAGAATGCCTCTTCCTGAAAAAATAGCAAATAAGCCTAAGTTACATATTGGCTTAGATATATACTGGCGTGCTTTTTGGGAGTGTTCTACGGACAGAGGCATAGGCATGGCTGAAGGCCCGATACCTTGGTCTGTTATGGATCGGTGGGCACTTCGTTACGGAATCGAAGGAGATGATTTTGATCGTTTCGTACTCTTGCTTAAGGCTATGGACTTAGCGTATATTGAGGAGCGCACAAAATCCAATAAGAAACACATGGATAGAGCTATGACATCAAAAGAGAGTCTTACTAAGAGTAGTAGCGTTTCTCGTAAAGGCGCCGTTCGTACAAGGAGCAAAATGTGATGGCTAGCCCCTTTTCTTTATTGCCGTTGGTTTTGACGCGCCGTGAAAATCAGTTTTTTAATGGTATAAATCGTATTGCACGTGACGCGGCCCAGGCTGCTGGAAGAACCGCAGTAGAAAGTACACAGGTAGATACTGGTTTAGCAAGATCGAATTGGATTGCTACAACAGGTACACCTTCCTCATCTGTACGGCCCCCGTATGCTCCAGGTTCAAAGCTAGGTACGGGTGAACGTGGCAACGCTATAGGGGCAGCTACACAGCATCGTATTGCCCTAGCATCGTGGAACGCAGCAAGAGGCCGAGTATTTTACATAACAAATAACGTTTCATATATCGCGCTTCTAAATTTTGGTGGACCTCGGGTGGGTCCTGGTAATATGTTAGCTTTGGCTCGGCAAGCATGGTTACTATCTATAAAAACACCACGTAGGATTCTCCGTTAATGGCTACTGAGAGACTTATTCTAGATATACGAACAACCGGTACCCGACAGGTTAGCCGGAATATTGGTCTTATCAAAAAAGAGGCTCAAGGCGCTAATAGAACTCTAGCCCTTTTGCGATCTACTCTGGTTGTCGTGGCCGGTGCTCGCGTTATTACAGGCTTCCTAGAACTCTCTGATACTCTAACAAATATACGTAATAGATTGCGGTTGGTTACAACATCTACCGAGCAACTTAACGCAGTTCAGACTAAGTTGTTTCAGATTTCTCAAGAAACACGATCATCTTTCGAAGATAACGCCATATTATTCAATCGTCTTGCTCGATCTACGGACGGGCTAGGTTTGTCGTTTACCCAGCTTCTAGATATTACGCGTGGTATAAATCAAGCTATAGCTATTGCCGGTGCAACATCTCAAGAAGCACGTAATTCTCTCATTCAGTTTAGCCAGGGTCTTGCGGCTGGCGCTTTGCGAGGCGATGAACTTAGATCAGTGGTTGAGCAGTTGCCAACGTTGGCTAGTGCTATCGCAAAAGAATTTGGCAAAGTCGGATTGGATACGGCTCGTTCATTGGGTGTTACAGAGGAAGCGTTACGGGACGCACAGAAGACTACCGGTGATTTAGCGGGTGGAGCCCTAGTGGCTTTTGCTAAGGCCAATGACGGTATTCTGAAAACGCCAGGGATCATTAAAGCAATCCAAAACGCTCTTGTTGATTTTGGTAGAGACTTCTCAAAGATAGATGTTACGGTTGGACAGGCTTTTATTAGATTTCAGAACAATCTAACCCTGTTTATTGGTGGGCTTTCAAATTCAGTAAAGCTGGGTAAGCAGGTTGACATCGTTCTTACTTTTATTGCTCAAAATCTAGACAAAATCGCAATCTCCTTAGCAGCCCTTTTAGCCATAGGCGCTTTCAATCTAATAACTAGTCAAGTACTACGTTTAGGTGGTGCTGTACGAGGACTTCTTGGGTTTCTTACTGCCGGTTTTACTTCGATACTTAAACTGTTTGGCCTAGTATTTAGTCCGCTAATCGTTGGTGCGCGGGTAGCCGCTCAAGGTGCGTTACTACTAACCACATTTTATGCAAGTGCCGTTAGAGTAATATTTGCTCAGCTTACACTGCTGGGGGCTAGGTTTGGCTTACTACGGTTAGCGGTGGTGAATGCGTGGGGCGGTGCTATGGCCTTCATGCGAGCTACCGCTGTAGTTACATCCAGCTTTATTGTACGCGCTCTGTCCGTGATACCAGCCACTTTTGCGCTTATTGTTGGAGGAGCACGAGCCGCAACTGTCGGTATGCTCACTCTAGCCTCGGTTACCGGTGGTGCAAGTGCCGCTTTCACTGTATTGGCCGGTGCGGCTAAAGCATCTATAGGATTTCTAGCAACAGGGTTAGTTCGTATCATACCTGTAATTTTGACGGTAGGTGTCGCTGTATTATCTGCATTGCTTCCAGGTATAGTCATTGTGGGTGCATTGGTGGCAGGATTTTTCGCCGTACGAGCGGCAGTACAAGCACTAGAGAAAACTTTCGGGGACCTGGGTATAATCTTCAAAAAGGTTGTGGGTGGTATTTTCGGATTAGTAGACGGACTAGTAGAGTCTTTTAGTTTGCTGGATGATGCTATAGCAGATATAGCTATAACAGCGGCTAATAATCTTATCTCTGGATTCGAACAAGGTATAAATGGAGTTATCGCATTATTAAATGCAATTCCCGGTATAGATATAACTCCAGCCGACTTGAGCCAATTTGAGAATGAGTTTGAAGGGGCAGCGATTAGGGTTAAGGACATACTAGCTCGTAACATAAATGAGGGCGTTCAAGAGGGTTTCGACAACACAGAAACATTCAAAACACTTGAAGGAGTTTTTGACCAAATAAAGGGACTTCTTTCTGGCGGGCTACTTCCAGCAGATTTTGATGACGCTAAACTAAAAACATTGTTGGATCAGATAAGTGGTTCTACTGAAGCTGCACAAGAGTTTAACGCTGAAGCAGGTAAAGCCGCTACATCTATTAGGAATATAAGAGCGTCTGTTGACCCGGCTGCGGCAGCATTCAAAAAGATCAATAATGCTTTTGAGGCATTTTCAAAAATCAATAAGGATAGCTTTAAGGATACTGAATTTGCTCGTGAGACGCTTCGATTGCTTGCTGAAGACATACTTAATGTGAAAGATGCAGAGTTTAGGTATGCTCAGCAATTAGAAATTGTGACTGTCGCGCAAGAGAAATTAGGACTCAGTGCAGAGAGGGCTGCGTTAGCTCGTCAACAATTTGCGCTCGAAGCAAGACAAGACCTCGATAATACGTTAAGTGGTGTATTCCCACTTATTCGTGCTGAAGGTCAACTTCTGAAGATTGAAACCGATTTACAAAGATTGCGCGTTAATGGTGTTATTACCACAGAACAGTCTGCTGTGGCCCAACAGCGGTTGGCTCGTGAAGCTTTCGGATTAGGCCAAACGGTTGAGCAAGTTAATGAGCAAATAACAGCATTACGAATGAACCAGAAATTGTTAGGTCTATCTACATCTGAGTTAGAAGCAGAAGTTCGTAAGTTGGATATCGCTTTCTTGGATACGCAACGTGATGCTGGTAGTGGTATAAATCGTGCGTTCTTGAAGCTTACAGACGATGCTACTAATGCGGCTAAATTTACGGAACAAGTATTTACTGATGCGTTTAAGGCCATTGAAGACCAAGTAGTAAGTTTCGTACAGACTGGAAAGTTTTCTTTCAATGAATTTTTCCGCAGTGTGTCTGAACAACTAATTCGTTTAGGTACCCAGCAAGCTATAGCAGGTCTTGGTGGGTTCGGCACTAATCTTTTGGGCGGTCAAGGTGGTTTTGGAGGAGGGGGACCTTCCGGTAACAGTATAGCCGGTATAGGCGGGCTGGTTACAAGTGGATTGGGTAGCCTCTTTGGCTTTCAAAATGGCGGCAGCTTTACTGTAGGGGCCAATACTGCGGCGGCAGCTATTCCCGGTATAGACAATAGACTGATTATGTTCAGAGCTAAGGATGGTGAGGATGTTTCGGTAACCCCAAGGGGTGGACAGGTTACAGAGGCACCTGTTAATCAGATTTTCAATATTCAGACTAAGGATGCTGATAGTTTTAGACGCTCGCAAACGCAAATCCAAAACAGAGCACTTGCAGGTATCAATCAAGCTCGTAGGAGACGATAATGGGTAGCTACCTTGTTGGCATTCGTTTGAATGAGAATATAGAACGAGGGGCATTAGGCGGTGCTCGTTTTAACACCTCTGTTTTAGAATTGGACAGTGGTTTTGAAAAACGGAATATCAATTGGTCTGTACCTCGTGGTGAGTGGGATGTTGGTTTTGGTTTGCTACTTAAGTTTCAATCGGACCCGTCTGACATGATGCTAGACTTGGATGAGTTGATCAATTTTTTCTATATAGTTCGAGGTAAGGCGTTCTCTTTTCGTTTCAAAGATTGGTCAGACTACGAAATCGGATACGAAAATGAAACAGCCATAGACCCTCAGCTTTTAGCTTTGGGTGATGGGGTGACCGCCCAATTTCAGGCATTCAAACGTTACGCATACGGATCACAAACATTTGATCGTGTGCTAACCAAGTTAGTAGACGATGGGACCTTACAAGTTTTCTTGGATGGAGTTTTACAGACGATAACTACACACTATACAGTGGATTTTGATCGAGGACTTATTACATTCCTAACTCCGCCAGCAGCAACAGGAGGAACTGGTCCGGGTGGTGTTCAGCTAGTTAATTTTAGAGCAATGTTTGATAATCATGTTCGCTTGGACACCGATGACTTGAAAGTAAATATGGAGATATTTAACGCGGGTTCTTGGCCAAATGTGCCGATAGTAGAACTGCGTGGCAATGGAATTGATTAATGGCAAAAAATACAACAGGACCTATGGATACTCACTTACTTCAAGAAGTGACATCCTTAGCCATGGCTGTAATAATTCAGCGTACAGATGGTATTAAATTTCACTTAACTACATCTGCTGAGGATATAGATATAGACGTTGGAGACGGTGATGGTGTACAAACGTATTCAGCTTCTGAAGGTGTTGGTCGCACTAACATTGAAAATGACTCGGAATTAAATGTTGATAATCTGGATGTGCTGGGTGTGTTTGATAGTGTTCTTCTGAAAGAAGTAGAGCTAAGACGCGGTTTGTTCGATTTTGCTGATTTCAAAATATTTGTATTTAATCACCAAAATATAAGTGATGGTATAGTGAGAATTTTCCGTGGTCAACTTGGAGAAGTTATTACGACGCCGTTAGGTTTTTTCCGTGTGACAGTTCGATCTCTTGTACAAGTATACAATAAAGAGACAGGCGAGCATTATAGCAAGGATTGCCGCGCTGACTTAGGTGATATAAGATGTGGTGTACCCATAAATCCTGCTGTAGTGGGTCGTAACACCCCCATTAATGTTGGTGAGTTCTATAAGGCGTCACCCGCTCTTGAGGGGGTACCAGCTTCTATTATGTTGGTTCATGGTGAGAATAATGCTGAGGATATTGGTGTTTATGGTGGTACACCGACGTTCGGAACACAGGCAGCGATTAACACGACTACAGTCAAATTTGGCCCAGATTCTATTGAGTTTTCTCCTTCTGGTTCGGTTGATCCATCGCAAGCGTTCGTGAGTTATCCTGATAATGATCTTCTTACTATCGGCGCAAATGATTTTACAATTGAAGGCTGGATTCGGTTTAAGGACCTTACAGCCTCTGATCAGACATTCGCTTCGCACCAGAATACTAGCGGCAATAATACTGCATGGCGAATGGCGCGGCGGGGTGGGAACATTAGTATCTTTTTGTCGGATGACGGCTCCTCTAGTGCCCCAGCGACATTTGTTGAGGGCGTGTTTACCCCTGGGTGGGTTGTTGATACATGGTACCACGTGGCTGTTACTCGTGATTCGAGCAATGATGTTCGCCTGTTTGTTGATGGAATACAGTATGGTGTAGATACTACCATATCTTTTGCCATTTTTAACAGTACTGCGCCCCTTCTTTTGGGTAAGTGCCGTCGTGTGGGTTTTGACGACTTCCCACTCCATGGTTTCGTTGAAGACTTCCGCTTCACAATTGGCGCTGCACTCTATACGATTAACTTTACCCCACCAGACCGTCATGTTTCTATTTCGGAAGTCCTCGATAGTTTGATCTGGGAAGATTTTGAGGATAGAATTTACGAAGTAACCATTGCGGGTACTACGTCTTCTATACAACCAGCTTACGATATAACTGTTGGTAATCCTACAGTAGATGGAACCGCAACGCTCGTCGCTCATCATTCTTGGATGCGCTTTGCCGAAGTATCGGCAGTTGATGTATCCAATGCAAGACGTATATTTACGGTTACCGAGCTTACTCCGACTTCAGGACAGGCGGTTGGGCCAAGTAGAACACCAACGTCTTTAGGATTTCCTAATGATTGGTTTAATGGGGGTGGGGCGTATTTTGAGACAGGGGACAATGCAGGCCGCGTAAAAGAAGTACGTGATTTCATCGAGGGAGTTAGTACCCAAGATATAGAATTATTCGAAGATTTGCCTTTTGACATCCAAATTGGCGATAAACTACGCATATTCCCAGGTTGTGATAAAACTAATGCAATATGCATATCTAAATTTAACAATGGTATAAACTTTGTTGGTGAGCCGTACGTTCCCGGCGAAGATATATTTGGGCAATATCCAGATGCACACTAGGGCTAATGAGATAGTTACTGCGGCAAAATCTTTCCTTGATGTGAAATACCGTCATCAGGGTAGGACTAGCGCTGGTTTGGATTGTGTAGGTTTGTTAATTTGTATAGCACATACCATTGGGCTTTCCACTTTTGATACTATCCAGTATTCTAATCGTCCAAATGTGAATGAGTTTACCCGAGAAATAATACGGTCTGGATGCGTGCAAATACCCATATCTAGTGTTGGCAATGGAGACATACTACGACTTACATCTCACGGCTGGCCAGTACACTTGGCAATATTTGAAATTGATGATAACGGTAACATGTGGTACATACATGCATATCTCCCACATAAAAAAGTAACTCGTGACCCGATGACCCCGGAAGTTTGGGCCAGGGTGAGTTCAGTTTGGAGGTTCCCCGAATGAGCACAACTGCTCGGGAGAAAGCCCTTAATCGTGAGAGGACTAATCGGTGGCGTAGGCGGAATCCTGAACTTGCGCGTCAGCGGATCAGGGATTGGCGAAAGAATAATCCTGAACGAATTAAGGAGATTGAGGATAAGGCGGCTCGCAAGAAATATATTAAGTATCGTAAAAAGATAAAAGCCCGAAATGCAGATTGGAAAAAGAATAATCCGGAAAAGTGTCAGGCTCATAGGGAAAATTACAGGGCAAGGAAATTAGGAGCAGAGGGACATTATACTACGGCAGATATCCAGCATATTTTACTTTCTCAGAATGGGATTTGTGCCGCTCCATTTTGTTTGAATTATGTAGTTGAGAACGGTCATGTGGATCATATCAAGGCTCTTAGCCGAGGTGGGTCTAACTGGCCACATAATCTTCAGGTTCTTTGTCCTTCTTGCAATAGAAGTAAGGGTGCTAAAGATTATGAGGATTGGATTAACGAACGAAAGAGTCCTTAACAATGGCTACACTACTTATTGGAGCAGCAGTTAATATTGGCGTCGGTCTTCTACTTAATACATTATTTCCGCCGCCAGATATTCAACAAGAAGGTCCTCGTCTAGCCGACTTGGGCTTTACATCTGCTTCCTATGGAAAATTTGTAAATATTCTATTTGGTACGGATAGAATTGATGGAAATGTCATAGATACTACCGATCCGGCTATAGAAGAAGTGGTGAACATTGAGAGTTCGAGTGCGGGAGGAAAAGGTGGTGGTCAGCAGATAAGCAATAAAACGTACACTTACTTTTTTACTGGGCGTGTATCCTTCTGTATAGAGGGGGCTGATGCTCTAATACGTTTATGGGGTGATGGAAAACTCATATATGATGTTTCGGGAACCGGACAGATTGTTCGTGGAAATGGAGACATATTATTTTATCCGGGTGGTGAAATACAAATTCAAGACCCAGAGGAAGTTTCTCGACGTGGTTCTGACATACCGGCATATAGACATTTGACGACTATAAAAATAAATCGTATGTTATTGGCGGATTTCGGTAATCGTATACCTAACTTCACAGCAGAAATAACTTTCAATTCTGAAACTACAGTTCCTGTATTAAATCTTGTTGAAGTTGCCGGTATGCAAGTACCTGCAACTCCGGCAGGCGAAGCTTATATGAGTGTCAACCTTGACCGAAATGAAGTATACTCATTAAGGAATAGTGCCACTGGTATGTGGTCTGCCACTGCTTCAGATTTAGTATTTAAGACAATGTTGGCGGGTGCGGGATTTTCTCACCCCACTGTAGGTCGAGATAATTTTGCTTATTCTCAATCTGGTGGTGGCAACTCATCCCCTCTTAAGAAAATGGATTTAGATTCTGGAGCGGTTGTGGGCACGTTTGGAGAAGTGACTCTAAGCACAACCGATGCAAGTGACCGATTTGGCAATTCTGGAACATGGTATCAGCTTAATTTTAGTCAACCGGGATTAGGTGTTAAGAGTGTCGTATTTCATATGAATACATTTGGGGATTCTAACGGTTCTGTTGTTGATCCAGATTTAATACCATTGCCACCTGGGGTTTCTACGGCAGTTGTTCACAATTTCTCCGTCGCTGATGGTTTTCCTAGTCAGCAGTTTGCTGGTTTTGGTTTACCTGATCATGACCGTAATCGGTTCTTTATATTTATCCAGAATACCGCAAACTCTTCATATGATCTATTCAAAGTTACTCCTATCTTTGCTATAGGTACAGGAGGATTCGCCCTCAATGATGTAGAAATAGAACTCGTAAGACAGTTTACTCGTGGTACGGCACCTGACGACTTTGTAACAGGTACCGGAAGTCCACAGGGCTGGGCAATTAATAGAACTACCGGTGATCTTATTTTAAGTAACGGGTCTTCTGCTATTTTATATAACCCTGATACGGATACGTTATTGGCCAAGTCAGGCTCGATTAATTTTGTTGGGCGTAACAACTATTATTCGGGAAATATAATTGCTTATGGTATAACAAATATAACCAACGGCACTATTCGTGTTTTCGATACTAGAACATTAGCCATAGTTAAAGATATAAAGACAGATGACATACCATGGCCTAGCGGTGCAGATGGTGAGATATCCGAACCATCTTGTGTATGGGACGATAGAGTTGATGCCCTATTTTTGTCTCGGGCGACAGCTAGTTCCGGTGCAGCTACAGACTTTCGTATTCTGAAGGTATTTGTAAATCGTGTTAGTTCTTTGGGCATTGGGTTGGACGAAGTGGTATCTGCGTTATCAACCAGCTATCAAAGACAAACTATGGCCGGGCTTGAACCCGCCGATATAGATGTAACGGAATTAGCAAGCGATACCGTTTTGGGTTATACTATAAATCGCAAAAGCACCATGCGTTCTGCGTTAGAGCCTCTTCGCCAACGCTATTTCTTCGATGGCGTACAATCTGATTGGATAGTGAAGTTTCCTAAAAGGGGGCAAACATCAGTATTGACTATACCAGAAGAACACGTAGGACAATTAAAGCGCGGTAGAGACCAGACAGATGAGCCCGCTATTCGAGAATTAAGACAAGATGACATGTCATTACCTATGTCATTGGCCATCCGGTATAGAAACAAGGATAGCGACTATCAAGTAGACTATGAGATAGATAAACGACATCTATTCCCTGATCCAACAATGCGATCTAAATCAGAATTGACGTTAAACCTGCCACTTGTAGATGTGTCAACTGACATCAAACAAACTGCACAAAAGCAGCTTTTCACTATGTGGAACGAGCGGGTATCCTACAAGACAGTTATACCTTGGACGTACTTGAAATTGGATGCTACAGACGTATTCGAACTTGGTGTCTTCGGTGAAACAGTTCAGCTTCGTATGGCCGAGAATGACCTTGGGGCTGGATGGGCCGTGGAGTTAACCGGCGTTGTGGAAGATACTAAATCCTTCTCCTCCACATTAGGTGGCGGATTAAGCCTGGGCCATATTTCACCAAATGTTCCATCAAGTTTGCCTACACAAATAGTACCGTTAGATGCGCCTATACTGGATGTGCAAGATTTTCTATTAACTCCGGTATCGAATGCGTATATCGCTTCAGCCGGATACGAAAGTTCATGGCCCGGAGCTACACTATTTAAGTCCGTGGATGACTCAGCATTTGTACCAACTGGAACAACACAAACTGAAGCAGTTCTGGCTTCGGTACGAACAGCCCCAGGTGTTTGGGCCTCTATTGAAGGTGATTTCCCTAATCGCATACAAGAAGTAGTTGACGGCGGTTCGATGGTTGTAGCTTCTATCAGAGGTGTTTCTTTTTGGGCATCTACCACTGAATTCAACATGCTAACTCTAGGTAGCAATGCTATAGCTGTTATTGGAACAGACGGGGAAGTAGAGATAATAAATTACATAGACGTAATAGATAATGGGGATAATACGTTTACATTACAACGTTTACTAAGGGGTAGGCTTGGCACAGAAGATGTAGCTGACGGCGGTGTAAACGTTGGTGACAAGGTGGTCGGCCTTAAGGACTCAAATGGATTTAAGCAGGATGCGAGTATAAATAAACAAGATATACCATTATCTCAGTTAAATACTAGCTTGTTCTTTAGAGGTGTTACGACTGGAACATTATTGGAAGATGCTGATTCAGTATCTTTCACATATACCGGTAGAGACATAAAGCCATTCAGCGTGGCTCATATGAATGCCGTGGCAAGTGGAGAAGCTGTACATGTATCTTGGGATCGCCGTACCCGTGGACCATTTGGTGGAGAGTGGTTAGATGGCACTGGTAGTGTACCTTTGAATGAAATCATAGAACAATTTGAAGCCAGCATAACAGACGGTATAAATACTATAACCAGAGTTGTCGATGATGAATATACTCTTACTTTTTCACCCAATGAACTATCTACTGCAAACATAGATATAAATACTCCTGGTTCTATAGTTACAGTACAACAGGTGAGCGGGGCCTCCGATCTTATTAAATCCCCGGCAATAGATAAAACATTAGCTGCACCGTTGGTGGCTGCGATAAATCCAACGTTCTCTAATGTTATTCTTCTCACCGGGTTTGATCTATCTGACGGCAATCAAACAGCCTTCGTTGAGGAAAGTTCAGTTGGACGTACTATTAGCTTCGTCAATCAGGGCCAGCCAGATACAGACGTAAAGAAGTTTGGTAGGGCGTCTTACCTAGGAGATGGTGTAGCGGATGCATGTTCGGTACCTCAACACGCAGACTTCGATTTAGGTACGGACTTGTTTACGATAGAGTGTTGGGCTAAATGGATTGCCGGTACAGACAAAGGCATATTTGGGCGATCTTCCGGTGGTGCAGATAGGTACACCTTATTTATGGATGCTAATGGTAATATGGAGTTTTACGCAACTGCATCTGGTTTGACTTTGCAGGGCACTAGCGATTTTAGAACTGGAAGCTGGATGCACTTGGCTGTTGTAAGAGATGCTGGTAATGTGTTTAGACTATATGTGAATGGAATCAGAGAGCATCAGGTCACGGTTGCAAGGAATATTGGGGCGTCCGTGGACCCATTTTTCATAGGAACAGACCCAGCATCATTCTCTGCTCGTAGTTGGAACGGCTGGATAGATGAATTTAGATTTACAAGAGGTGAAGCCTTATATAGTGCAGCAACTATTGTTCCACCCATAGGCGCTTTTGCCCGATCTTAGAATGGAGTAACGAAGATGGCTACAGAAAACCTTCAAATACCTGATATCCAATCAGGTCAGCTAAGTAAAGAAGTTACGGCTAACGCCGCTCATAACTTGCTGGATCGTGCTATGAATGGAAACGGCACTTTCCAGAAAGTCATAACAGTAAGCACCAGCTTCACAAATACTGAAGTGCGTGAGAACCCAGTTATAGAGCTTACAGGTACGCCGGGCGCTCCTTTCACCGTAAATATGCCTAGTCTATTCAGGCGTTGGTTGACTGTTGTCAATAGCACTGATGGTGAGGCCACTATACGGAACTCTACGGGCGCTGGTTCAAATCAACCTGTGATACCAATTGGTACCGCTGCTACTTTCTACTATACGGGTACAGATTTTATACGTATATCGTCTCTTTTAGTTGCTGGGATAGGAAATTTATACGTTCCGGCAGAAGTAATGTATGGGGCCACGGGCGCTCCCGCTCTTGCAACCGCTGCATTATCTGCCGGTAATCCTGTAATTCGATCATGGGACCTAGATCAAACTACTCCTGAAACAGTACAGTTTTCTGTTGTTATGCCAAGAGATTGGAATCTAGGAACTATAGACGTGCAAGTGTATTGGAGTCATGCTACCGGTGGTTCATTATTTGGATTGGTATTAGGGGCATCAGCCGTGGCTATAGCAGATGACGGGGCACAAGATGTAGCCTTTGGAACTCAGATAACCGATACCGATACTGGTGGCACTGCCGATGACTTGTACATATCAACCATTTTAGGTATAACCGTTGCGGGCACTCCTACTGACGGAAAACTGGTGCATTTTGAAATCGAACGTGTGGCCGGAGATGGCGCGGATACCCTCGATCTTGATGCTCGCATACAGGGTGCTCGAATAGTATACACAAAAGCATAATTTGCATCGTATAAACAGTCCTGTTAGAATAGTTATCCCTAAGGAAACATAAGGAGAAAGGCCGATGCTGACGTTTCTAACTAGTGCCCTCGGGCTGGCTACAGTGGGTTGCTACCTATATGTAGCTGTAATGTTCGGTGCTGCAAGCCGCAGAGCCGGAAATAACTGGGGTCGAGTAGCAGTAGATGCCGCAACTTGGCCTGTAATGGGGTGGAGAGCCCTAGAGGACTTGTATAACGTCTAATCGAAGGGGGTGATCGGGTCATGTTGGGAAAGTACTTTAGGAATGTGTTGATCGCTATCGACCAGTTCTTCAACACAATCCTAGCTGGTAATCCCGATGAGACCATCTCCGGACGCATGGGCCGCTGGCATTCTATGGGTGGATGGCGGGCCAAGGTTGCTAAGCCTATGTGCTGGCTCTTAGATTTATTAGACCCTGATCACTGCATACTATGTGCAAAACAAGAAAAAGAGATGGAACCCAAAAATGGACGGAATCAACTGGAAGAAAATTAGCATGATCGCAGCTTTTGTGGGCGCAACCCTTGGTATTATGGTTTCATGGGAGAAGCTAGAGTTTCTGCCCAGATGGGCATGGCATGGTGAGGTTGTAGCCGTTGAAAAGCTTGTCATTCAAAAAGTGTCCAATGTTGAGCAGTTTGCCCAAGGAACTCGTAGAATTGTTTTGAACCAAGAGTGGTTCCGGCTTACGGCTGATATAAAACAACTACAAGCAGAACTTAATGAAAACCCTAGAAATCGTGAATTGATTGAGAAATTAACTAAGATGGAACAACAGCTTAGGGATGTAAACTCACAACTTGATGCTCTAAAAGGGTCTTCTCTGTAAGGGTGTTTACATGGAAGAAATAGATCGTTCAAGACGGCTGGCTAGACGACGTATGGCCTGGGTTAGCTTCGCCGCCCTCCTAGTAGAATCTGCTATTTTGATGACCGGCCTTTTTGTGGCTGGGCCTGCTTTTGCCCTGAATATGGCTTCTGTGGCCCCCGTCCTATCGGGACTGTTTTGGGCTCAAGCTGCTATAGTTGGTGCGTACCTGGGCGTGAGCCTTACCGAGGCTATAAAAGGGCATTAACCATAAAGGGCCTCAGATGGCCCAGGAGCGATGACAATGGGTTTCGTTAGTCTAATACCATCCGGTATCAAGATGGCCATCCTGGCGGCTCTGGTGGCGGCTGTAGCCGTATTCTATTGGCACTATACCGGGGTCAAGGCCGACCGGGATACTGCCCTGGCTAAAGTGGGTGCTTTGGAAGTGACAATAGCCACACAAAATGCTACTATAGACACCCAATCTAGCACCTTGAGTGACTGGAAAGCCCATGCTGAACAGTTCCAAGCCGCCCTTAATGCCATGGCTATAGCCCAATCTGAGGCCAATACCCAGGCTAGGAAATTGAATAATGTCCTTTCAAAACATGATCTTGAGCGTCTTTCGCTCGCCAAACCGGGTCTTATTGAGCGCCGGATTAACGGTGGTACTGCTGATGTCCTCGGCATGTTCGAGTCTACCACAAATCGAGGTAAGGACGGCCCAGGTGGACGTGCCCAGGCCGGAAGCACACCCGGCAGTCCCTAACCCTGAACCTGTCCAAATAGCACCGATTGAATGGAAAGTGATAACTAGAGACAGGTTGCCAGAGGGTGAATTCGTGCTGTATGGCTTGACTCCTAGACAATATGAGACTTTGGCCCGAAATATGGCTGATATATTACGTTGGGTAAAGGAAGCTCAATGGCGCCTGGAATATTACCGGGGCGATGGGCAGCTTGATGGTAAGAAGGATGTGGCCCCATGACATTCGTACTAGGACAACGATCAATAGCTCGACTTTCTGGTGTTCACCCGGCTCTTATTGCTGTGATAAGACGAGCCATAGAGATATCAGATGTTGACTTTACAGTGCTTGAAGGTGTACGATCCATGGAGCGTCAGAAGATACTGTTCGATGGTGGTGCATCTAAGACTATGAATTCGAGACATTTAACTGGGCACGCTGTCGATCTAGGGGCCTATGTTGGTGGTGAGGTTCGATGGGAATGGGCTCTGTATCAGCGTATCGCCAAGGCTGTGAATGCTGCGGCTGACGAGTTAGCCGTAGATATAGTCTGGGGCGGTGATTGGGATGACGACGGTAGTGAAGCCGATGAGAAGGGCTTACGAGACGGCCCACATTTTCAACTTAAGCGCAGTAAATATCCATAAGGAGAATAATATGAAAGAGCATGCGGACATATATGGTCTTGGTGAAATTATATGTGGTATAAAGCCGGGAACTGTTGATGGCCCCTTCCCTTGGGAAGATGATCCTCTCGATGACGACGATATAGAACATCCTAAGGATACAATTTAGGTGTTGACATATCCGATACAGTCTGGTATACTGTTTATCGAAATGATGGAAAGAACCATGAATCATCTGAGTGAAATATCCTATAAGCTGACGCAGTATCACCCCATTGTGGTGAACGCGCGCTGGGACAATACCACCCAGATGGGTGACGGGGGTTCATTGATTTAAGGATCATGAACATATAGTCTACGATAGACCCCCTGGATGCCAAGCAACTAGGGGGTTTTATTTTTTTTTCAGGGAAGGCACGGGGTGTGCCGGGTGGCTGTTAACCATTTGAGCTAGGTTCGACTCCTAGTCCTGAAGCCAAAACAAAATTGTGGCTTGAATACGCTTGAGTTCCATAACAGCCGTGCCGCAATTTACGCAGGGGAACATGGGTTCCTCGGGCTTTCATACGGCCCAGAGTGGTGGGTTCGACTCCCCCTCCTGCGACCATACAATTGATGCGGGTTAGACTGGAGGAGGTTCCAGCTTGGTCTCATACGCCAAAGACACAGGTTCGATTCCTGTACCCGCTACCAAATATGGGAGTGTAGCTCAGTCCGGATAGAGCAGCGGTCTCCAAAATCGTGTGTCGTGGGTTCGAATCCTACCTCTCCCGCCAAATTATCCTTCTGTCGTCCAGCGGACAGGACGCCCGCCCGATAAGCGGGAAACCGGGGTTCGAATCCCTGCGGAAGGACCAAAAATTAGTATATGAGACCATGGGTATAGTGATTCCCAAGGCTGAACTGTCTCATATATCTGAGCGTAGGAAAGCCAGGCTAATCCGCCTCCCTTGGAAGGAGGAGAACGTCCGTTCGAATCGGACCGCTCAGACCAAATTATGGTGAGTAATGACCAACCGGTTGTTGGCTCCTGTCTGTGAAACAGGAAAGGGTGGGTTCGACCCCCACTGCTCACCCCAGTTGTGTGGCGGTCGTCTACAGGAAGGACCCTTGGTTCTCAGCCAGGATAACGCGGGTTCGAATCCCGTTCGCCACTCCAGTTCATGTTTTGTTAACAGATTGTGTGCTAATATTACGATCTGTTTATGGGCCGATAGCTTAATGGGAGAGCGACTGCCTTGCAAGCAGTTAGGTGAGGGTTCGAATCCCTTTTGGTCCACCAAATACGTCGTCAGACGACAAAGGTTATGCTCGGTTAGCTCAGTGGTAGAGCGTTGGTGTTACATACCAAGCGTCGGGAGTTCGAATCTCTCACCGAGTACCAAGTTAAGGGTAGCGGTACTGGTTGGCATCAGGTCCCGCCTGTAAAGCGGCGTAAATCAGGTTCAATTCCTGGGCTACCCACCAAATTATTGATCCGTAGCTCAACTGGACTGAGCACCACCCTGCGAAGGTGGAGGATGCAAGTTCGAATCTTGTCGGGTCAACCAATATGCTTCCGTATGCCCTCTGGCTTCGAACCAGTGGAAAGGCTAACTGGACCACATGCGGGTTCGAATCCTGCCGGGAGCGCCAAGATCGGTCTGTAGCTCAAATGGACAGAGCGCCCGGCTTCGAACCGGGAGGTTGTGGGTTCCAATCCTGTCAGACCGGCCAAAATGGATGATTGGCAGAGTGGTAATGCAGCGGTTTGCTAAACCGTAGAACCGAAAGGTTCCGAGGGTTCGAATCCTTCATCATCCGCCAAAATCGGTATGCACTGACGTTAGGTGCAGATAGCCGCAAGGTCGTTCTTGCGCGCCGACGATATAATGTGCTGTTAGAGGAGGGGCCGTCCTCGCTGCCCTGTCACGGCGGAAATCACGGGTTCGAATCCCGTACAGCACGCCAATATGTTCGGGTAGTTTAAGATTAGAATGCCACTCATTAGAGTGGAGATGGAGGTTCAAGTCCTTCCCTGATCGCCAATATGCTGTGGTAGCTCAGTGGCAGAGCATCTGCTTGGTACGCAGGAGGTCGAGGGTTCAATTCCTTCTCACAGCACCATATTACGCCGCTCTAGCTCAACTGGTAGAGTCCTCCCTTGTAAGGAGCGAGATAGGGGTTCGAGACCTCTGGGTGGCACCAATTTAAGGAACTAGACATGACTAAAAATGAAGAAGAAAAGCTATACGATGCTATCTATACTGCGGTATTATACGCATTGAATCAGATTGATTACAAAAAATTGTCATGTTTTAGTCAATGGAAAGAATATAAGACACAAACGGACCGGTAGCTCAGAGGCCAGAGCGCGGGGCTCTTAATCCCGGCGTCGTGGGTTCAAATCCCACTCGGTCCTCCATACTAAGGAGAGCGTCATGAACAGCCCAAAGTTGGACTATGACCGTATTAACGAGTATATCCGTAGCAGTCATGCAGAGAGTGTGGTGATGATCGGTTGCGACTCGGTACGGAAGGAGGTCCATGGTAAGGCTCATGCATTGTATTCCGCCGTTGTCTGCATTCGAAAGGCAAGTGGCGAGGGGGTATTTCATGGTTGCAAGGTCTTCGGTGGTTCTGTACGGTTGCCTGATTATGGTAAGGTGATCAAGAGTGGTAAGCTTGCGAACTTGCGTATGCGTTTGATGCAAGAGGTTACATTCGCCATAGAGGCTTTCGAGAATGTGTACGAGGCTATTGGTGATCGTCCATTCGAAATTCACCTCGACATCAACGGTCGCCCAGATGCTGAAAGTTATGTGGCATTGGCAGAAGCGCGTGGATATGTTATGGGTGTTACTGGTGGTATTGCACCAGAGTTCAAACCTAATGCTTTGGCGGCTAGCTTTGCTGCCGATCACTGGGCGCATGGCTTTATGAGCTAGGAGAAAATTGTGTTGAAGAAGCAAGTACGTGACTATGACAAGACGTTCAGCGCATGGGATGCGATCCTTAGGCATCTTCGACGTAAGGAACCATCAGATAGATGCGCTTTCTTTGTCGAGGAACTGTCCGATGAGCAAATCTCCGCGATTGAGCGGGCTAAAGTCCCTCCACATACACCAAGTTAAGCCGGTGTGGGCAAATGGCAAAGTCGCTCGGTTCAAATCCGAGAGTTCTGTGGGTTCGAGTCCCACCTCCGGCACCAAGTTTACGTAGCGTAGTTTAACGGTAAAACACCCGGCTTATACCCGGCATGTCTCTAGATTAGAGAGCAATGTAGGTTCGAATCCTACCGCTATGACCAAACTATGCCCTCGTAGCCCAACAGGTAGAGGCGGCTGCCTTAGAAGCAGTCTAGTGTAGGTTCGAATCCTATCGAGGGTACCAATATGGAAGGATGGCCGAGTGGACTAAGGCGCACGCCTGGAAAGCGTGTAAACGAATCAAACCGTTTCGTGGGTTCGAATCCGACTCCTTCCGCCATGGATGGCTAAGCCGAAAGATTCTGGGTAACGGCACCCGTCTTGAAAACGGTAGGCCCCTAAGAGGGGTGTGTGGGTTCGAATCCTACGCCATCCGCCAATGTTGCGTATAGTGATCATTGTTGCGTATAATGCCAATGATATTGCGCATAGGAGGTAAGATTGCATAAGAAGCGCGGTAAACCAAAGAGTGGTAGAGCAGGCTGTCTCCTTTGTAAGCCTCATAAGAGACAAGGTTCTAAGTGTGCAGATAGACAAAAGCATTCTGAAAACCGAAGACTTGAGAGTACAAAAGAACAATTGCTGGGATAGCTCAGTTGGTAGAGCGGCGTCCTGAAAAGGCGCGCGTCGGGGGTTCGAAACCCTCTCCTAGCACCATGCCATCGTAGTATAGCGGCATTACAGCGCCCTCGTAAGGCGTCAAACCGGGGTTCAAATCCTCGCGGTGGCACCAATTAATGCTGGATAGTTTAGTGGTAGAACGCTTGGCTCTGAACCAAGTAGCAAGGGTTCGAATCCTTTTCCGGCATCCAATTAACGGCACGTGGCTCGAATGGATAGGCACCCGGCTTCTAACTGGGACGATGTGGGTTCGAATCCTACCGTGCTGGCCAATATCGCTGGCTTAGTTCAGTGGCAGAACCGGGCGCTCATAACGCTCTTGTCGGGGGTCCGATTCCTCCAGCCAGCACCAAGTTAATGGATCAGTGGCTTGACAGGGAAGCATCGGACTTTTAATCCGTGATATGTGGGTTCGAATCCCACCTGATCCCCCATAATGCTCCTGTAGCCCAATCGGCAGAGGCGTCGGCTTTAAGTCCCGATCAGTGTGGGTTCGAATCCCTCCAGGAGTACCAATTTGTTGCCGAGTCGTCTAACGGTAGGACCTCTGCCTTTGAAACAGAATACGATGGTTCGAATCCATCCTCGGCATCCAATATGCGGCGGTCGTCTAAATGGCCTAGGACCTCTGACTTTCAATCAGGGCAATACGGGTTCGAATCCCGTTCGCCGCTCCATTATCTTCCATTACCTTTCATTAACTATCGTCCCGTAGCTCAGTTGGACTAGAGCGTCTGCCTCCTAAGCGGAAGATCGCAGGTTCGAGTCCTGCCGGGACGACCAATTTTTCTCTTGACTTTTGCGGCATATTGCGATATGCTATATCCACAATCAAAAGGAGTGATGACGATGAATGCTCAATCCAGCGTCTTGGCTTTGTTCAATTGCCTTGTGGTGGCCCCTCATCAGAAGCGTAATACTCCATTTGTGGAACTTATTGGCCAGGGTGTTGTTACCAATTTCAATCCAAGTGCAGAACAGCGGGATATTTTTCGCAGCGTTCTTAAGCCTTTGGATATGCGTACTTTATTCAGCCGTGAGGAGCGAGAGAATGCGCCCCTAGCTGACTTGCTTACTAAGCAATTCCTGCACTATATCGAGGTGTACGGTCTCGGTATGCCGGGTCTGTTCGATTTAGAAGTTGACAACGGTAGCATTGTGTCCTTGCGCTATGTGCATGGTATTACAGTGGCTGAGTTGGAAGAGATGGTATGTGATTTGCTGGATGCTAATGCACCGGTTAAGGACGCCAAGCAACTTCAAAACATAATCGAACATTACGGCCTTACTTTTAATATAAATGGTGTGGTCAACAATGAACTGCGTGTTCTTCTATGGAGCGAGAGACAGGGGTCTTTCACATCTGGAGATGATGCGGTGCGCTATATGTGCGCCAAAGCAACTGGTGATGCCCTTTTGATCAAGTCGAAAGAGGTGCTCGCGGCTGTGAAGGCGCACAAGTTCCCTGCATCGTTCTTTGAGCAGCATGAAGACGTATTGGCTCAAGTGTTTAACCGCCACAAGCGAATTATCCTGTCTGCCAAGAACAAGGCTACGGCTGCGGCTATCAACCGGATCACTCGCCTAAGCAAGACAAAGCATGTACCGGTTCGCGAATCCATTGCCAAGACATTTATTCATAAGGCGTTAATGGGCGAAGCCGATGCAAGTGCCCTTGAGAAAGTGTCTGTGCGTGACAAGTTCAAATATCTAAATCTCTTGGCTACAAAGCGGCTCGGAAACGGTAACGTCGTTTTCAAGATTCGCAATGGAAAAGTATACTATCGTAACGATATGCAAGTGTATCCATTGGATGTCATTAGCCGAGTAGAAAGCATGGTGATAGATAGTCTTGCAAAGGACCTTGAGCATCTAAAAGATACTACCATTCTGCTCGATGAGAATGTGGACTATGGTTTGCCAACTTCGCGCAAACAAACCCTTGGTCAGCTACCATTCGGCACTAAAGTAACCAGCACGGCCAACGAGATTTCTTCTGGAATCTATTGGGAGAATGGCTGGGGTGCTCACGATCTGGACTTGAGTGGTATCAATCTTGATGGTGAGCGTGTAGGTTGGGGTTCGTACCGTGGATACAACGATAGCGGCATCGTATTCTCTGGTGACGTAGTAGATGCGCATAATGGTGCCATGGAGTTCTTAACGTCTAGAACCACCGAGTATGGCATCGTTGTAAACATCTTCAATGGCCGAGAAGGTTCTGAAATGGAATTGGTGGTTGGCCGAAACACGGGCCGGACACGGTGGCTTAGCGAGACCCTGGTGCGAGAGCGTCACAAGCTGGAGTCACGTAATTGCTTGCTAGGGTTCGTGAAGGGTAAGACTTTTGTGGTCTATACTGGCCGTATGGACAACCGTCGTGTATCGGATACTAACCCAACTCTCCAGGCCATGAAGACGAATTTCTGGACAGTTCATAGACTCTTGACTACGCTAGGTATAAACTTCGATGTTGAACCTCAGGATGGGTTCAAATATACTCACGATTTAAGCTACAACTCATTTAGTTTCGATAAGTTGGAGGCCCTTTTTAAGTAATCTATCGCTGCAAAAAGTGTTCCTTATTAGCCCTCTCGGGGGCATCATTGAAAATTACACTTCGCAGGTTTATACCCCGTCGCAAACAGTGTTCCTTGCATATCCCCTTATAGGAAAATTACACTGCGCGACTTTTATATTGGCCCTTGACACGGGTGGTGTGTCTTGTTATAGTAAGTGTCTGAGTTCGATGAAGCGGAACGAAAGACGATCAGGACCGGGGGGCAGTGCCCCGCGCCTCCACCATAAGTACATTCACGGGCAACAGATTGTGTGACGAATCAGGATCGTATGCCTGCGTGGACACGCCAAAGTGAATGTACTTTTGATGGGGGCGAACTAGGTTCGACTGGCGGCAAGTAGGGATGTCGAGGACTCCGGGATGATACCCACGTAGCGGATCAAAACATCTAAACGCAAATGACAACGTAGCGTTCGAGGACATGGCTCTAGCAGCCTAGGTCTCATAGGGTTTCGGGGGACGACCTAGTAACAGAAGGTCCCCCACCCCCATTTGACTAGTCATGCGAGTCTGAGTATAATTCAGGCTCGTTCATGATTCATAGGAGACCAGAATGATCGCTCAGCTTCAAGCCATAGCTACTGCCTTGCAGGAGATTCTAACGTTGGTTCCGCAGGTTACGACTGCGTTAACCAGCTTTCAAACCTTTCTCAATACCCTATAGTTGTATCGCTATATGGGATAATAGGGCTCAAGGGATTTTTGGGGCTAGGGATGCTTTGGCCGCAATGCTGGCGTGTCTTCTGGCAATCGCCATGGCAATTAAAGTACGTCATGATTTCATATCGTTAAACGAACTGGATGTAAAACTGGAAGCTCGTCTTAGCGACGGTTGGGAAATTGTATTCTCAAATTTCGTCACAGCTAGCCCAGGTCATCTGAATTCTGAGGCGAAGATGCTATTCATATTTAAGAAGACAACATCTTAGCTGCCCAAGCTGCGGCCTGTTCAAGCACGTCCCCATGACAAGCCATAGGTTTACAACAGCACACGAGGTCCTTCCCGTGTAACTCAGCCAATTCCTGTAACTTAATGTCGTCGTGGATGATCTTTCGCCACAGGTCTTCACGATATGCGGATATAGCTTGTTCGCGCGTGGTTCCTGGTTCGATTCTGTGCGCGTTACTCCATTTGGATGGACGCATTATAACGACGGCATCCTTAGGTATGCGGTGGCGCCGAACGTTAAGAACGGTCATCCTTGACCTTGATACTTTTTGAATTGCCGACGCTTCGACTTGTTGGTCGGTCGAGTGTTAGACGATTGGCCGATGCTTGTACGGCGATGCGGTGTAACATTCACCCGCTCTTTATTTTTGCTCATTGCTCTTGCCATTATCTATCTCCTTTATAATCTGAAACTCGTACATGCGGGTATACTTCTTGAATCTCTTTAAGTACGTTGACGTAATCTTCACCTATGTCGTCAAGGGCCACATCAGCTAAAATATCACGTAACAGATGCAGGAAATTTCTGTGGCCGCTACGTACTGTGCCATCAGGCAAATGCTTGGCTATGCTACCATTAATGTAATGCCAGCCGTCTTCTCCTTTATATGAGACTTCATATACGTGCCTGTCGTACTTGGAATGTACACGCATGGACCCAAACTCAATTGGTTCAGCCGTATACCCGAATGGATGGATATTGAAGTTAAATGTCATTGCCATCGGTTGTTCTCCTCGTAATGCTTAGTTGAGCACCCAGCACCACAAAATGGTTTGGAATATGGTGGTATGAATAAATTTGGAATTCGATTTTCATCACCAAAAATAGATAGAAGATGTGGCCGCACTGCTTTCCATACGGAACTTGGTAAAGGGGTCCAATATTTAGAACCCTCTGCAATCCCACCACATTGTACACAATCTCCTGTGGCTGTCTCGTATAGATTCATTCGTTTTTCCAACTAAATTATATCACAAATACCTGCTGAGCAAGCCAGTTCTCGGGTATTGTTTGTGTTGTCTTCGCTTTCGTACTTGCTTAGCCCACTCCAGTCTATCTCAGGCATAGCCGCAAGTACTTCCTGATACTTCTCCTTGGTTATTTCCTGGTATGGAGCTTGTTTGTAGGTATGATCTGTGTGCGGTAGGAAGGCCAGCCCACCAGCCGAATCGAAATTATCCCACACCCATGCCCCAACAGACGGCCACTCTTTTTCTCGCACATATACAGTTATGGATGGGTTATGCTCACACCAGTTATCGTGAAACACTTTCCAGTGTTCAAGCTGTTCAAGGGCACTCATGTCATTACGCAAAACAGAACCTTCTGGACTTTCCGCAGGGAACGAGAAAACTACATTTTCTTTATTCATTACGTCTATTTCATAAGGCACCCCCTGATCTATCATCATCTGGGTAAGTGGGTCCTTAGCATCCTGGCGCACAGTACGTATATAATATTTAGAAAAAGCCGTATGCATGCCGCTAGGTGTGTTCACAAGCTGGCTGGACGTACCTTCTGGTTTTATGCAAGTTACAGCCGCACTCTGAGGAATGCCTAGTCGTTCAGCCCACTCCTTATTAGTGGATATGGCAACCTCTTTTAGACGCAGTAATAGATTAGCTGTTCCACCAAGGCCGCTAGCAGAACGACCATTGAGCAAAGGATTAGCCATTATACCCGTCATGCTTACACCAAGAAGCCGCTCTTCCTCACAGTTATCCTGCCATTTCTTTGTAAGATACCTGAATTTAGTAAGAGTGGATTGCCATGTTCCAAGAATAGTTGCTAGGCGTACTTTCTCTTCCAATGTATCTGGATTGTCGTCAGGTCGAACTACAACTGTGCTTAAATTACAAAATTGCTTTGGCCGTAGAATAATCTCACCGCAGTTTCCTGTGACGATTCCGTTAAACGTCCCCCTGTTCGCCAACGAATCGGTAAAGCAGAAAGTCTCGTGTGGTCCGGCGTCATATACTGAAATGACGCGAACAAATTGGCGGGCATCCCTTTGTGGAATCTGTCCGTCATGTTCAAGCCGAGAAAGTTGAAGTCCCTTAGAAATAAGGTACGCGGAATCGGTGTTGCCAATCAACAGCCGCCAAGTTTTTTGACAATAGTATGTTCCACCCGGCATGTCCTTTTCGCGGCTCTCGTGGCCTCGGACTACTTTCGCACGAATGCCGAGACGTGTAAGCATCAATTGAGTATGCAATAGAAAAGTCTTGTCAATAGATGTGATCTGAAAGCCTGATCCTTGTTTGTCTTTTGTAACGGTTCCATCCGAATCCAGTAAACCAGCAAGCCATTCCAGGCAATAAGCCGACGTAGCCTTGACAGGAACGAATCGCCGGTCAAGCATAGGTCCATGGGTCCACCGTTTACGCAGGCGATCCCCATCTTTTTTTATGTCTCCGACCAGCCGAGCCGCACAGGAGTATTTAGGCTCATAAAGCCAAGAATGGTTCAATCCGTGGTTTCCGTCTCCCGCATAAAATCCTTGAGAGTATCCGTCGATGTTAGGATCGCTGCCCTCGTTAACAAAAGGCATATCGTATTTAGTCAATTTATCTCCTGGACGTAAATCCTCTGCGCATACCCTACGCTCGTTTCCTCCCCGAGACCACCCATCCCATACAAGAAACATATGATATGGCGTGCAATGAAGACTTGTGCCATCAGAAAAAGTTACGATAACAGTTTCGTTCATCCCTGTACTAAACGGGACCACGGAAGACCATTGTTCTCCATTCCAAATCTGGACAGGCTGATCCACTAGATCGGAAATCTCATAATATCCGTGCGACGTAAGGATAGGCGTATCACCGGAAACGCAAGGATTCGTTCCAAAATCAATAGCACGAGGTTCAATACCATTTGACAGGTTGCCCTTACGTCGCTCATTTTTCATAGCCTGTATGCGTGCAGCTTCGCGATTGAAGATACCGCGCTCGCCTGACTTAGACGCATAAAGGGACATCCATTCTTCCATATATTGCCCAACTTCAGGTTGCTCTGTGTAAGCCACTGAGTTATTTGCAATGCGTCTCTGTGGCTCCAATACCCACCATTCGCCTGATTTGGCATCTCTCATACGCTGATCGCTTAGGTTGGATAGGCTAATCAGTGCAGACCGGCGAACACCACCCACTACGACACATTCACCGATCATGCATATGATATCATGACATTGAATACTTGTAAGCTTTCTTTGGCCGTTCTCTATAGCATTTTGAAACAAACGGATAGTGTGTGTAAATAGGTCAATCAACGGTTGGGGTCCACTAGCGCGGCCACCCATGGTTTTTAGACGCGCACCGGCAGGCCGCACCTTAGACGTATCCCATTTGGGTATGCGCCCAGCATAGAGGAGGCTGAGGAGTTCCCGGTATGCCTCAGCCCAGCCTCTCTTGGAGTCACGCACAGCAATTGTAATCCCAGACTCCTCAAGGCGCTCGGGAAGCGCAGGAAGCTGGTTTACGTACTGGCGTTCCACCGAGAAGCCAACTCCTGTAGCGCACATCAGCACGAACAGGATTTCATCGAATGCACGAATATCATCTACCGGACGGTATGCACAGTTTCCGGTAACAAGTCCCTTGTTGAGTACAAATGTGTTTGTATCGGGGACCTCAGCACAGTAAACGGGCTCCACCCGTCCAGTAGGTTCCACGGATACGACCACGTAATGGGATTCAAGGGGGCGAAACCGCTCCCGTTTCCGTTCGATGAGGAAATCGTCCGCCAACAGGGACGACCGGCTGAGGAATACGACCCACGAATGGCTCTTGCGTTCTCCGAGATTTGTCCGGTTTGACTGCTGTGTAGCCCTCTGTACAACAAAGCCGACCTTCGAAGCAATATGCTCCAGCCACCACTTACCGGCCTCCTTTGTGCAAATAGACACCTGTCCTGCTGCACTGATATATCCATCAGCAGCCATCCACCCGCGAAGGAACCCCACAAGGTAGCTGTCGGTCTCGTCCACGGAGGGGAGAGTTTTTAAACTGTGCGTCTTGGCGAACCCATCATACAGCATCACCACAGGGTCACCGTTGGCTGACGGGGGATAGCATACGGGATACCCGTCGAACCACGGGAGCAGGTCCGCCGCGTCGGAGCACAGCCTGATATGGTATCCCTTAGCCCGCTTACAGGAGTATACAGCGGTACCGTCGCCATATACCAGACCATGGATCACCCCCAGCCGGTAGTCTTCGTCATCTGTAGACGGACGTTCTGCTGCTACAAAGGGTACCCTGTCCCCGGAACGCAGGAATTCAGTGGGCACCACACGGCCACCCTCAAGGAGCCAGCGGTGGTTGGCTGTGCAATCTACAGAATTCAATGTATTCGAATTCAACTTAAGGCTGACGGTGTGTGTGTCTTGGCTGCCATAACAGTTAAACTCTGCGGCGGTCCATCGGCTGTCCTTATTCAGGACCGTGGCCGTAGAGCCGCTCAACTGTTCGATAGGAACCAGGCCGTGCTCATGGGTGAGAACAAGTGTGGAGCCCGCTACCGGATTATATCCAGATACATGATCACGGCCTAGAGCATTGCCAGCAGCCATGAGACAACGCATGGACGGCATAACATCAAGTTTTTGTACAGCATCTTTGATAGGTAAATATTCCTGAGGGGCGATAGAACCGTGGTTTTCACGTAGATAGGGTATGAAGAAATCAAAATACCGCTGAACTGTCTCATCCCAAGTCTCTCTGCGACCTTCGTTTTCGTTCCAACGGGCATAACGGCTAGCATGAATGAATCGTTGATAGTCTGTCTTAAACATTTAAGGAGTATCCTTTAGTTTTATTGTTAAGAGCACGGTAAATTGTCATAGTCGATACTCCAATATTACAAGATATATCTTTATATGATTTCCCCTGTTCTCTAAGTTTCTGTGCCGATTTTATTTCTTTTTCTTCTAATTTTAGTAAAGAAGGTTTGGAAAATATATTGAAAAGATTAACTGAATTATATTGTTTAAAAAGTTTCTGTTCTAATATATGTGCTTCTACCTTGGTTAATCCTTGTTGGATAATTTCTACAATATCCCCCATCGTGTAACCCATATCGAAAAGAGAATCTAACCATTTTTGATGATCTTTAGTACGATTTCCGCGTTTTGGCCCGCCTTTACTAGACCAACCACAAGCCCAAGCCCGACCTTTAGAGCCAGCCCCCACATATCGAACTATATTTGTTATGGGATCGCGGTGAATATAGGTATAACGCTGATAATTGGTTGGCAGCATGGGATTCTCCAGAGTTTTTTGGGATTAAAAAGAAGCCCTAATCATAACAGATTGGGGCTTCTTTAGCAAGCTGCCGCATACTACAAAGTGTACCTAGCTACCGTTTGTCCGTTGCCATTCATGACAAAAACATCACGAAAATTGGGATCACTTTTTTCTGTTAAACCTAGGTGTTCTGCTTCAACACCATTATTTATCAAGAGACCGGGTTCATCACCGGTACTAACGGGGATAAATTCTACAGAACTAGCTGGGATTATAACTTCCCTACGGGTTTCTTTATATCGTATTAAAACTGTTAACATATCATTCACTCCTACTACTTCTATGTCACATCTACCGGAGTGACTACGGATATCCCCACTTGGGGTATCACTATGAGGCTGGTACTTCCTCACCATATTCCGACCGCTGTACGATAGGCAGATATCTCTCTTCCCACCATTCATCTTCATAGTGTTTTGATGTGGGATAATCTCGGGTGTTTACCGCGCCGTTAAGATATGCATTCCTAGCTAAGAGCCGAGATTTTTGTTCTACTGAAGTCACAATCCAGTCTTCAGCCTTACCATACTGAGCAGGGTATCTAGCGCACAGTTTCGTTACATTTTGTGTCACAACCTCGTCAATGGATACGTCAAAAGCATTCAATGCGTGAAAGAAGTACCACAATACATCGCCAAGCTCTTTTATCAAATCATCTCTGTTTAATTCTTTACCGTGCAGTAGATGCTTCTTTATCAATTCAGAAACTTCACCAGCTTCTCCGTTTAGACCGAGAGCAGCTAAGAATTTTGCGTCACGCTCACCCTTTGTGAAGTTGCCTAGCTTTACAAATGCTTGGAATTTTTCAGTTTGCATTGATTTTCATCCCTAAGTCAGAAGTTGCGCTATTAACGCGATCAAATAGCTCAAGCTGTATGTTCTTTGGCAGATTATTCTTTCCTATACCCCTAACATCGTACGACATTAAAGCTAGGATATTCCACGCTGCCATGGCGAGGTGATGGCAACCAGTTGTTCCTTTTTCTAAATCGAATTCTAGGCCGTCATATCGCTCGCCAGCCATGAATTTATTGACATGACGCTTTGCACAACCGATCATTATAGACCAGTCCATACCTTCTTCCCAATTTCGTTCAGCGTATTTTTTCGAACCTTGGGTAGACACATCGGCTAACGCCCACTCCCACTCTGGAGGAGTAAGTTCCATTCGAGTTTTACCCTTATTATAGCGCTTGCCGCCACCGTCAGCACCAACGCCCAACTCTTCCTGTCGTTTAGATCGTTCCCCCATATCCCATTCTTCCGTTTTATCTAGAGGCCATTTCATTTCCCTGGAGTCTGACTCACCGAACCTGCCAGGAGCTATATCTTTTCGCTCTGGTTCTATGCGTCCTGCTACAAGAGTATGTTCTGGTTCTTCCTGAAAGCGGTTATGCAAGAAAGGTTCGCATTGGCATGGTGCTGAATTGCAATATCCGCACATCTCATGGCCCATGGCTATATTCCTGGCGTTAGAAGATGAGCAATAAGATGTAATCCTTCATCCAACGTATCAACACGATAACCCAGAACACGTGCTGCCATCAGATGAGACAAATTTGGATCGTCTTTATGTCCAATACCTACGATAGGAATCTGAAGGGCATGAGCGAACCCATACTCCATAAAGGTTCCACCGGATAACCGGCCACCACTTTCAAGGAAGCAAGCAACCATGGCGTCTGCTGTTCTTACGTCATTGAAATCTCGTGTAGTAATACCGGCTGATGTAGACATAGCGTGGTCACTGTAGAGATTTTGGTCTGATCCCAACACACCAATACTGGCTAAAAATTCTTTGCCGCGCATGGGGCTGTTACAGTGTATATGATCAAGCCCTGATTCCTCAATCATATCTCGAAATTTTTGACGCCAGCCGTACCGGGCCTCATCGTGTGTAAGACCGGTAATGGGACCGGCTAAGTATATTGTTCGCTTAGGATACGACATCAGGTGCCTCCTTCAAGAATTCTTTACGTGCTTCTTCCTCCGTAATTCCACCCTCTTCGGCTCTTTGTTTAAGAGCACGTAAGTCAAGCCACGGTGGAATACGAATAGCTACAAAAGGTTTAATATCTCGTACCATTATGGAAATAACTCTTCTGAGTAAACATCACCATTTTCTGCGATCTTACTGTCCTCATAGGGAACAGCTATTCGCCTGTATAGCTCCATTTTTGCGCATTCTAACGCACCTATGGCCTCATTTATCGTTGAATAACTGAGGCCCTGGAGCACAAGAAAATCATTTATAGCTGCGGTGAACACGAAGTTCAACTCCCCAGCTTTACCTGGAGTAGTTTCCCGGTCACGAAGCATGTTTCGGGCCGCAAAAGTATCATTAATGTAAGGCATAATACAACCCTTTATATGGTAAAACCTTAGCATAAATTGCCGCTAAAGTCAAGAGAAAATTAGGCAGCTTCTCTGTAAGCCATGCTTGGGACCGGCTTCATACCAGCCCGCCACTTGCCATTCCAATGGGTTATAATGGTTCTCTTACCGTTGACATAGGTCAATATATCGCTATGTGACCAGGATGAAGGACCTCTATTATACCCCATGTCGAGGTTGCTAGACGTTCCCGCAGTGTATATACCATCATATATACCTGCTTGATGGGTATGGCCAACGTTAGCCTTACGGCCCATCTTGGCAAAAGCTGCGGCACCACCACGAGAACCATTTGGTCCTAGGTGACCGTGCATTCCACATTCAATACCGCCATTTGCGTCTTCGCACAAGACAAATGATTCGTCTTCATCTAGAAACCGAACATTGGCGGAATGCTTTCCTATAAATGTCTCATACCAATGCCGCATCATGTGGAACGTATCATCTTGTTCCTTAATAGAGCGGACCTTGGCAAGCGCAGATTGCATGAAGAATTCCATGTTAATCGGGTCTTCGCGCCAATCGCTCTCACGTAACCATCTTTCTAATGCACGATCATGATTGCTGTCTGCCACAACATGCTGTACAGTATAGAACCTGCGAGAACGGTCCTCCAAATAGGTCATGGCTTTCCAAACTTCAGTAGATACATCTTCTTGACCTTTTACATGACGGTCCAATCGTTTGAAAGGGTCCTTCCGTTCATGATGATTTCTACTACCGAAGTTAAGCAGATCATGATAAATTGCATAACTTGGATTTAGCGTATTCATTAGGTCTTCTTGAAGTTCAGCTACAACGTCGTCTTTCTCTTGTTCATGAATGTCACCAAAGTTCACCGCCTTAAGTTCATGACCGGTAGTAACTTGACAGTTCTCTACTTTAACATCCAGATCGTAGAACGTACCATCACTATCGGCGTTAATTTGACGCACAAACCAGTCACCATCGCTATCCACTTCTACTATCGCAGCACCATATCCGTGATGGAACGTGGCCTGTAAACCAGCGCCTTTCATGATATAATTACGGTTGGTTATAGTACCAGTAGTGTAGTTGAACTTGGTGGGCTCGAACTTGGATGATGCTACAGATTGCATTTCAAACTTGGCATGCGGAAAGATGCCGGATTTTCGACCAGTGTACGTTTCATAGCCACTAAGCGGGCGTTTGGTTGTAGGAAGTCTCTGCCATTCGCCGCACCATACAAGACCGGGTGCTAACTCAATTCGTTCATCAGCTAAGTATGGCTCAATACGATCATCCCAGGCTATGGTATCTGCGGTATAAAGCTGCTCGGATTTCATAGGAGTAAATAGCGCTTTATCTCCTCCTACACCTAATCCACATTTTATATACGTATACCGAGCCACCATAAGCTTAGCTTCGTAATGTTCACGCAAAGCCAGTAGATTGTTCCATAAATTATCGTGAAGATTGGTGTTGTTTTGTGCTGACGTTAGAATATATCGCTTAACACCACGTTTGGGTACAGCAAACTCAGCCGTGTGGGGTGCGTGAGCTACCCCTTTATGTAGCACGGCGGGCTTCTTAGTATCCTTATTGCTCTTTCTCCCCACTGACTGTGGTTCCATAAGTTGGTCCTTTACCGCGTGTAGATATAGGTTACGGGCTGCACGATATGTCAGATCAGTGTTGCGCGATACGGCTTTAACTGATCCGAATTTTTGGTAACTAGCTACAAATTGTTTAGGTGTCATTTTGAGTATTTTCCGGATTGTTGTACATCACATAAATTATGATACAAAAGATCATCCATGAACGTCTGAGTTACCTTTTGGACTTTGTATGCATAACGTCCTGCAAAATAAACTACTGCAACCCTACCATGCATAATTACAGTAGTGTATGCAGATGTCATGGCTTGTCCTCCGATACCACCAAATCCTAGAGCAGTACTACCCCAAGTTTGGGGAAAGTGATATACTTCACATTCATGTCCGTAAGGGCGTCGTACTTTTGTTTTTATCTGCTTAGATGGTACAAGTGTTCGTCGTGCTTTATCATATTCATGATGCCCTACTTCATATTCCACATCAGGCAGGTCTTTGGCCACGGCAGTATAAAGAGCAGCCGCTAAAGATTCTACGCATAGTCCTGAAATCATCATGTTCCCTTTAGTTTATCATACCCGTATTTGGCGATAAGAGATGCCTCGGCCAAACCATCCCGAAGTCCACCCTTAGGGCCGTGAAACTGCCCGGCATTTTGGGGGAATAACTGGCTAGCCCGGATTACAGCACCTTCCTTAGATGCTTGAATTCCATAGTGTTTTTTCCATACGTTAGGAGTAACAAGAGACACAGGAATTAGCTTAGCTGCAATAATACCACGAAGGCCACCGAATACCAAGCCAAACTTGAAGGCTGATGAGACACCCTCTCCTGGTCTTGACATTACCCTCTCTAAGAACACGTGATCGGCCCAGAAGAACAGGTTATCCCACTCATGGTTAAGTGCAGACCAGTCTACTTCACGGCCCCGTCCGGTGGATTTCACGGTAGGTATCTCATATGTTATAAGACTTTTGCCGTCCCACTGTGCAAGGGCTCCACTCAAGCCTGGATCAATGCCTAGTACTTTCATGTCTGTGTATATCTGTATTCGGTTTGCCAGCATCAAACTTTTCCATACATAAGAGCAGCAAACGACGACCACACAAGAAGCCTGTTCTTAAATGTTGGCTCAATACCAGCATTCAGTAAATTTAATTGAGTTATACGTCGGCAAGCGCTAGCAACCTGAGGACTAATTGGTTTGGGCACAATAGTACCCGTATTGATTGCTTTTGCAACTTCAGAGGGCAACGTTATCAGAGGCTTCATGTACTAAACTCCGTTCTAACACGTACCAATTCGTCTAGCGCATCAACTAACGGATTCTTTGTATCAGGTTTTGGATGGAGCGCGTGCCATGAAGTATTATTTTCATGTGTTATATACCTATCAGTGTCTCCGTCATGCCACGTTATGCTAGCTCGAACTCCCTCAGGAAAAATTTCTAGGGTAATCACATGTTCATTAGCATCCATCTTATCTACAATTCTAGCAGCTTCTCTTAGACGCTCAAGTCCGTTTTCCATAAAATGATCCTATGTGAATTATATTTTTTTCTTTGTACCAGACCCAGAGTGAATGTAGCGTTGCATAAATCTGAAACGTATTTTCTTTCATCTCAACGTCATGAAACGGAACCGTTGGAATACCGATGCCTATGGTCAGCCCATAAAAGTCCCAATACAATGAAAAGACAAAAGGTTTGTTCAAACTTATACACACGTATCGGCGTTTTCCGCGTATAAAGTTGTACGTGAATTCGTTATAAGCGAGATACTTATCTTTTCTTTGTTCGGTCATACCTTTTGATAACGTGTTATAACGCCGCCCTCCACCGCAATCGGACAACCTTTTGCCCAGTCTGGGCATATAGCCATGATGCGTTCAAATTCTTTCTGGTCTTTTGTGCCTTTTAACGTTTCGGATATAATTTCGTCATGTACTGTAAGGATAATCGGGAAACCCGCTTTCTCAACTCGTATCATAGCCTCAGCCATAAGATCACGGGCGATTGCCTGTACGACGTTCTCGGTTAACATTCCACCATAAGTACGGATACGTCCCCAGGCCCCACTCTTTTTATTGTCGCGACCCATATAGGATAAGGCATCTCGCATTTCACCCCATGACGTTTCAGCACGTTCTACAACTGGTTGGTAATACCAGAGGCGTCTGCCGTTTGGGAGAATACACGTTAGCCAACGGCCAGCGGCATCATCAACTAACTCATACACAATCTTACGATAGCTATGGGGGTGGCCTGTCTTCACAGTCTCTATAGCGGCTTCTTGTAAACCGTACCAAAGCCAAGGCACTTCCTTGTATTTAGTACGATACAAATTCACCATCTGTTGAGCCTGTTCGTCACTTACTATCGTATTATAATCTTTCTCAGCCTGAAACTGTAGTTTGCTCCAACCCATTTGATATCCGCAACCGAGCACGGTAATCTTACCAAGCTGACGTTCATGGCTATGAAGGGCTTTCTTCACTTCAAAACCAACTAAGTCACTGGCAGTAACACAATAAATGTCTTCGCTTTCCTTGCGATCAGACGTATGAAAAACTTCTAGTCCAGTCATGCAATCGGCTACCCAAAAAGTTACACGAGCTTCAATGGCTGAGAAATCGCACACATGCATAACATGTTCGGGTTTGGCTATAAACATACCACGCAACGAGCTAGATATGGCGTTCATAGAGCCACTACCTAAACGTGGCTCATTGCTGGTGCTACCATATAGATAATCAAGTGTTTCATAGTCCTTACGCTTGATCATGTCCACTAATGTATCCATTTTTTCTTTAATTAATGAACGTGGAAAATTCTGTGGTTGAACAAGACGACCAGCCCAACGGCCAGTGGATGCACCATGGTACTGAAGAAGACCCCGGATACGTCCATCCTGGGATACTGTCTGCATCATTTTCTCTAGCTTCTTTGTACTGGATTTGGCTAGAGCGACACGTATTTCCAGAGCACGAATTACATCAGCGCCAACGTTCCAAAGATTTACATATAAGCCTTCTGAATTTACCTTCAGTAGGTCTTCTATTGTTTCTTTAGTTAGGTTTGGAATAGATAGACCTCGGCTATGAAACCATTTGATTAGCCGATCACGTTGTGTGGCTTTTTCTACTTGGTTGTTTGTTATACCTCTCAACTCGGTGTTAAGTTTATCCTCAACTATAGAAATAACCTCAAGGGCCGACTGCACTGCGTCTATATCGAGTTGTACGCCACGCTGATTTATGCGTTGATCCAGCATCCATAATCCGTATTCGGCTGGAGGAAGGTCGCCTATAGTTTCACCCAGGCACTCCTCGGAGTCAACATCTTGGTCACAATAATCATAAAGCTCCTGCATCAAATCCCAATCTTCACGGTATACACGATCAGGCTCTTTCTTCGTACCCCATTTAGGTATACAAAGTGTTTGAAGCAGATATTTGCCACGCTTATCTTTTTGAATAGGCAGATTGAGAGCACGGCCAGCGTCATCGAGACTTAATGGGATACCTCTATGGGCACATGCAGCTAGCGTATCTTTCCAGAATTTAGGAATTGGTATACCAAAACGTCTATGCAATATCAAAATCCATATTGCACGTTCAAATTGCACATTGTGCGCTTCAAACATTCCATCGGCTTTGATATGATCAATGACTTCCTTAGGAAACTCGTTGACTCCGGGCACCCATAAACCTCTTATGTCAGTACCCACAAATTTCCAGCCCATACAAAGAATTTCAGTTGAAGCATCCTCTGCATAACGCCATGCACCAGTATCTTTAATGCTTAGGTATGAGCGAGTTTCGAAGTCAACCATGCATGTTGGCATATCGAATATCGTTCGTGCTGGTTTACCAGCATCAACAACATCCAATTTTGCCAATTCGGCAGAAGTAATAATGCGGTCATGTGCCGCTTCCCAATCCCGCCGAGCTTCGCTACTTGCAGTGACCCGACCCATATTAGTATGTCTCGTCACTCTCGACTGGTTCCGGAAGGGTGTCGTCGCTATCCATGAATAATCCATCAGACTTCTTATCGAATACATTTTCAACTTTGAATTCGAGAATAGACTTGACAATGTATTGCTGACAAGCATCCGACAGGTCTTCAAATTTGGCTGCGGTAATTACATAACCTTCAGGACCGGCAGCCGTGGTTGATCCATCGAAAATTGTGCGTGCTATTTTACGAATTTCAGATTTGGTTATATGACCACCGGCCAATAGGTCTTTCAAATTCTTAGGCTTCATAGTATGTCTCCTAGAAAAAAAAAGGTGGAACCGGTTTTTAGCCAATCCCACCCATTGGTCTATCCGCTTCAGACGCGCTCGAAGCTGATCCATAGGATAGACCGCATTCCATTAAAGCTGTGCCCAGGCAGCCAAGGCTTAAAATGGAATCTCGTCGTCCAGATCATTATCCAATCCTTTAGTGGGATCGTAATCCGACTTGCCACCCTTGACACCGTACATACGTTCGATGTTTGAACCGCTACCGAGGCGGGTGCCTTCTTCTTGGAATACCACCGCGTTAACATAAAATGTAACGTATTTGCCCTGAGCCGTCTCACCTGCAACCGCATTAAGCTCAGCAGTACAAACAGCACCACCATAGAACTTCTGAGAAGCAAGCTGGTCACCTTGTGTTGTACCACGGATGACTCGTTCCACCGTCTTAGGTGTTTTTACCCATAGATCGGGAGAGTTTAGATTGCCGTTAATTTCGGCTAGGGCCTTTGCCCTCCAGAACTTTTTGTCGCGGTAGTGTTCACCCTTCTCGCCCTTATCGTCTGCTTTTTTGTCACCAGACTTGAACGGCCAAGACAAACCACCGTGCTTGACTGCATCCTTAACTGAGAAGTCATTACCCCATTGCTCTTTTGCAAGGGCAACAAGACGCTTTTCCACGTTAATAGGATCAAACTCGCCGGTCTCACGATTGACCAAGAGCCAGTTTTCTAGAGAGTCGATGGCAGAAATGCCTTCGAAGCTATATTGTGGCTCGCCTTTTGGCTTACCGTTCTCTGTGTACGGTTCAGGCTTCATTAGCTTCGGATAAGAGAGGATAAAAGGTGCTGTAATAAACGTAACAGATGTAGTCTTATTCGCCATAGTGGTATCTCCTGATTTAATAGCTGGAATTGCATTACTTAGGCTAGATGTCAGACTGCTGAAATATCCATCTGACTTATAACCTATTAACATATAGTGCCGCTATTGTCAACTCTTTTTTAACCCTTACGAACCCCGTAAAGCCTCTCTATGTTGGGCCTAACCTCCATACGTTTGTCGGACATTTTGGCCAATGTCAATCCTTTATTAGGAGAATACGCCCATTGAGATGCAAAGTCATTACCTTTATCCAATTTCTCTATTTGTGCCGGGGACTTAAAGGCAGGATCAGTATATGCTTCTAGTCCAAATGCAGCCAACATTGCATCCATCACAGTCATTTCAATCATCTCATCGCTGTCTTCGGATGCCTTAATAGGCTGCTTATCCTTCCAGACACGGTTACCCTTCTGATTGACCAGTTTACGACCGGGTATTTTTGCCCCTCCCCTGGCCCTACGCAGGGCCTCAGCTTCGAAAGTTGGCTGTGCCCTCACCAATGCATCCAACTTGACCAAGACCTCACCTAGCTCTTCATCAGCCAGATGGGCAGGGTCTATGCCTACTGGGAACTCAAAGACCTCTGCTTTGAGTGCAGGACAATGACCCTTGTTTGGGCAGAACCGGCAATGCTCTCCAATAGTGAGCGGGGCATCTTGCTTGTAAGTTTCCTGCATATCCGGTAGCAAATTGTTAAACCACCAGTCGGTAAGTTCTTTTGCACTGGTCATGTGACGCCGGATGGTACCATTGGGATGCGGAATGCGCGGTTGTGCAATCCAGCATTCGACCTGTTTCACTTCGTCTGGACTATCCAAATAATTTTCAACAGATAGGTATCCATAGTAGTAGTTCTGGTCGCTATCTGGTTCAACAGTAACCCCTCTGCCGTATTTGAAATCAACAATTATCAAACGGTCGCCAACGATATGGAGAATTATGTCACCAGTGCCGTAGGCATCATCGCTTGTAACCGACTCCATACCTTTTTCTATGTACAAACGAACTTCGAAACCGTCTTTCTTGGCTTGGGAGATACGATTACGTACCCAGTCTAAGCACTCTTGTACACCGGCCACCATCTCGTCATCTACAACAGATACCCAATCACCAACTTCGATGGTAACATCCTTCATTGATACAGCATCGTCACCGTCTTCAAGGCAGGTTGCTAGTACTAGGTGGGCTGCTGTTCCCTCTGCCGCAGGACGGCTAGTAAAGGATTTTATCTTACCATCGGCTATAAGTTTTTCAGTTAAATTAATACTACCAGCGCAATTACGCCAACGAGAAGCGGAAGAGGCACCCCGACTAGAATGCCTTCCTTCTTCAACTACTACACGATCTGCTATTGCCACTGATGACATAATTACTTAGCCTTGTTAGCCTTTATGAAACTGTCGATCATAATCTTGGCTTTAGCAATTTTTGCTGGAGTATCTAGATCACGCACACGCGCAACCTTCATCTCGCTCTGCATCTGTTTGGCCTGCTTAACAGTCAATTCACCGTTCTTAATAGAATCGTTGATATGCCTGTGCAAGTCTTCGGTGGTAAAGTCTTCGCCGCTTGTATCATTCTCACCAGCACTGGTCTCAATAGGCTTGTCATCTCCTGGGATATCATCGGTGTCATTCGGGTCTCTACGGTCTTCCGGGTTAGCACGAATGTTTGGCTCAACCTCACCATCATCACTTGGGATATCATCGTCAACAGTTTTCTTTTGTTTAGCTGTAGTACTTTTGCTTCCCTTTGGACGACCACGTATCGGTTTATCGGTTTCTGGTACATCATCAGTTTTCGTATCGGGTTTAGATTGAACCTTGACTTCAATCTTTACGGTTTCCTCCGGCGTATCTATCTCTTTGGCAGAGTCAACAACCGATTTTGGTAGCCGTAGACCCAAATTCTCATAAACTAATGCCCGACTATCTACAAGCAATTGCCGAGCCACATCCTTATGATTTTCGCCTTCAAAGACATTGCCGACAAACTCAACCTCAGCCGTTGCATTTCCGAATTGTTCGGGTTGAATACTGCGTTTACGAGTAACGCGAATTGTGGTAATCTGCGGCATGATTTAATTACTCCTCAGTAAGCGCATGTAACTTTACCAGCACACTGCGTGCTCTAGTTGCTTCATACACATCATCCTTGGCCTTAACAAGTAAGACTTCAGCTTCGTAACGATGCTTAACCGCAAGATCATCTCTCTCAGTGGATACCTTTTCCAAATCAGTGATAATCTTGAGGAGTGGTGTCAAAACACCATCTACGGTTGTTAGTTTACCTGAAAATAGGCCCATCATTAAACTCCTGTATTAACTATGTTTTATAATTATTTAACGGATGCTATCATATTCAGCCTTCAAAGTCAAGGGTTTTTTAACCATTAATCCTACGAAAAATACGATTTCTTGCAGCCGTTAATAGGTCCACCTGAGCCACACAATCGTAAACAGGTGTATGAGCAACACCAGGGATGTGGTTATAGTCATGATCTTTCGCTGAGTAAGCCGCTTCATTGACAACGGTCCTGACATCGTATTTCTGACGGTAAGACCATGGTATCTCATGGCCGAAGTTTTCAATCAAAGATTCGATAATAGGGAAATCGAAAGTTGATGGACTGGCCCAAAAGTGATTTACTCTATGTCCATCAACCCCTAACTCCGTCCATTTTTTTACGAAATCTGTAAGATCAGCAAGAGCCACATCCATGGAATGACGTACCGGAGCAAAAGCCTCAGCCTTAGCTGTAGAATTCTGCTGTTGCCACCACAAAAGCGTACTTTCACTCATAGTGCGTAAAGCCATGGTTTGTGGTTGGATAGCAGGAATACGCAAGAAATGTTCAGCTATCTCATACTCAAGCTCATTTTTTGCTGGATTGAACACCGTCTTCCATACAACAGCACCTATTGAAAGAACTATCGCACTTGGACGGGTATCCAGTGTTTCCAAATCAATCATTATTTCGTACATTGTTATTCTCCTTTAGGGCAAAAAACCCATCTTCAGTTAGAAGATTAAACACTGCTTGTTAGAGCCCAATAGAAACGAATTGGAGGCTACTTGTTGGAAAACTCATGTGATCAAAAGCTTCGTGAAACTTTTTCGGTTTGAATACACCACGGGCTGGATCATATATTTTGTTTTTGTTGTAAACCACCCAATGCCAATTGCGACTGAAATCCGCTGGTACTTTTACAAGACTATTGTTTGCAATAAATGACCAAATTCGATAGTCTACGTTAGTACCGTTTTCTGTTACCCAACCTTCAGGCGGACGTATAACCTGAAGTTGATCATGTTTAGTTTCATACC